ATTTTTTTAGTATCTTTTTATTTGCAGGTTCCATGTAAGGTTCACCGCCTTTAATACTTAGATAACGTAAGTTCATAAATGGTGTAGGATCCTCAAACAATCTTTCTATAATTTGCTCACTTTTATTTGTGTAACCAAATTCTGGATTGTCAATTCTTCTATGATATGGATTACCATTTTTAGTAAGTTTCAATTCATCTTTTACCCATGCACTTGAATTGATTCCATCACACATACGACATTTTAAATTACAAATATTACTCATATTAAATTCCAAAAAGTAGATATCTGTGAAGTTTTTGGAGTAATCATTTTTACTACCTACAAGCATAGGATTCAAAATATCACGAAAGAATAATCTTCTACTATGTCCTACTGCGGCTTCTTTTAAAGCACATTGTTGGCACTCGGGCGGTAACACTCCACTACGGATAGAATCACGTGTGTATGACGCTGTAATGCTGTTTAAAAGGTCATTTAAAGGCGTTTGTAGCACGTTTCCGTAACGTTTTGTATACACTCCGTCCGGCACAATATCGCCGTTAAAGCGTACCAAAATACTATGCCAAGGTGCGTAACATTTCATTAAATTTCTCTCCAAAAGCAGATTCTAAATCGCTATGTAGTTTATCCAAAATAGTTGTGGGTTGATATATTCCTACGTTATCCCAATCCACCATTTCCATTTTTCCAGAGCCATCTGGACTTATAATTATATTACTCAAAACCCAATCAAAGTGTGCGTATGGTTGCGTTTCTTCTATATTTTTTAAACAAAAATTATACACTTGATTTATAAACAAGTCCGTATGTTCGAACTTACTTGCTGGTGTTCCTAATATAGTTTTACAATCTATAAACATCTTACCGTTAGCACAACCACTATTAATTATGTAGCCAGGACGTATTTCGTCCATTATTTCAATATGCTCTTCAAAGTACTCTAAATTTTCAAAGTCCCATTCCTTCCTATAAAAATTAGGACCTTTGTAAACACGTCTTTGTTTTTCTTTATTTTCTTTTATTAAGTCCATATGCTTCTGCTACTTCAGGAATGTAATCCTGTATGTGGCATCCTCTTAATTCATCAAATGTTTTTATCCAATGCAAAAATGCATTTTGTTCTATTTGATCTGGTTTCTGATTTACCCAATACTTAAATTTTTCTGGCGCAAACTTTTTAATTGTGTCAGGTGCATTCTTTGAGTCAAAGTATGTAGGATGAAAAAGTAAATTATCAAACACATCAAACTCATTAGTCTTTGCCCATGCAACTATATTATCGTAGTCGTGCAAGTTCATTATTTGTATTGTTGGACCAACACTTTTGTATTTTACAAATTCTGCCCAACGTAACATATTTGTTTCTACAGTTTTCCAATCACTACCCCAACGTATGTAATCATTTACTTTGCCTATACCGTCAATACTAAAACACATATTAACAGTATCAAAACGTTTTAGTTCTTCATAAACATTAGGATTTATAATTGTAGCATTAGTATTGAATCTTATTTCAACACTGTTATCTAACTTTTTAAGAAACTTGTGTAATCCTCTTACCATCATAGGTTCGCCACCTGTTAAGTACACTTCTCTTAGTTCGGGCAAACTTGCAAGATAATCTCCACGTTCTTCTGTGTACCAATCGTAATTAGGAAACTGTTCATTACCCCATGGGGATTCCATACCCTTTTTAAGTAATTCTTTATGATCCTGATTGACTCCGCTTGACGTAGCAGGATAACACATAGTACATTTTAAATTACAGTTACTTCCAAAACGTAAATCAAGATGACTTACTCCTGGACCGTATTGTCTTGGTTTTGTGCGTTGACTGCCTTTGCCTGACGCTTCCTGTATTTCACACTTTTTACAAGCATCTGGAAATACACCGTCCTCAAATTTTTGCACTGCGTTTTTAAATACTTTACTTTCACGCCATTCTTCTATAGTGTGTGTTTGTATGTTTTCTTTGTTTGTAGGTTCATTACTTATACAACACAAACGGAATTCACCAGAAGTTCTAATACAAACTTGATGGTCTAAATATTTACACTTCACTACAAGTAACCTCACATATTTTAAATCGTTTGTCGCTTGGTTGTAGTAGAACATTTGATTCTATTATATCTTCTATGTTAGTATCATTTACGTTGGGCCACTGCACACTGTTACATTCTTTAGCATAAGGACTATCAGGATTCTTAGCATATCTATCACTCAGCAAATAGCAACAAGGAAACACTTCGCCAGTATGACTAATTTGTATTTTTTGTTTCTTTTGCCATTTACAAGTAATACAACCTTTGTCTAAACCTTTTTCTAATAAACCTTCTAATCTTACAACATTGTCTAAATGTTTCTTTTCATACTTGATAGTTCGTGCTTCTTCTTTTTTAGTAGCCTTGAATTTTTCTACTGCTTCAGATACAATACTATTCATAGCAGTAAATGTATATCCGCCATTTATATCAAAAACTTTGAATCCCATATCTTTAGACAGTTGTTCGCATTTTTCTATTTGATGTTTGTTATGATCAAATACAAGCATACGCCATCTTGCTAAACCGCCTGCGTCTATAAATGCTTTAGCATTAGCCATTACATTATCCCATACCACATGACGTCTATACAAATGATTAGTATCTTCTAATCCATCTATACTAAATGTAATTACTGCTTGTGGAAAATTACGTAATTCTTGTGCAATCATTCTATACAAATTAGGTTTACCTATGCCTCCATTTGTGTGAATCATAATTTTACATTTTAATTTTTTTGCATATTTTAATGCAAATGGTAAATTAGGATTCATAAAAGGATCTCCATAACTACCATTAAATATTATTTCTTCAACTCCTTTGGCATCATCTACTATACGTTTCCATGTGTCCATTGACATATGCCCAAGAGGCATATTAGGATTGACTTTTACACCATCAATATTGCGTGAACAGTTACCGCACATCGCATTACAATGACTTGTAAAATCAACCACTATTGTTTTAAGATCTTTTTTAGACAAGAACCGCATACTGTATTTACCGCCAAAATAGTAGCATTTAACTTACATTGGTAGGTAAATATTACTATGCAAGAATTGGAACAATACCATAACGAACACGGCATAATTAAGCAAGAATTATATCCAGATACCTTTGACCCTAAGTGGTTAGTGATGGAAAGTGGCTGGGGATATTTTCATCTAAGTGCATTAGATAACCAACCATGGAAAGAAATGCACAAAGAAGCAGAAGCACTTGCAGATAAGTTTCATTCACACAGAGAAGACAGTTACGGTAAAGGTTGGAAAAGTTTGACACTACACGGACTTGACGAAGACACACAAAGTCTAAATCAATATGGGCAAAGAGAAGAAGTACTCAAACAATTAGATTGGACTTGGGTGGCAGAGAAATGTCCTATTACAAAGAATTTTTTAACAAATGTTTGGCCAGCAGAATTTTTAAATCGTGTAAGGTTTATGTATCTTGAACCTGGCGGATATATTCTTCCGCATCAAGATCGTAAAGATGAAGAAAAGCGTTTAAGTGTTTGTAACATAAGTTTGAATAATCCAGAAGGCTGTCAATTTGTTTACAAAGACAAAGGCATAGTGCCTTTCAAAGACGAAGGTAGTGCATTTTTAATGGACATTAGTAACGTACATTCTGTTTGGAATAAAAGTGATAAGCCAAGAATACATATGATTATACATTATGAACTTGGTAGACGCACCAGGGATATGTTTTACACATTAAGAGAAAGTTTCTACTCCAATAGGAGAGCAATCAATGGATTGGAATAGTTTATCAGTTGATCGTTACTACGAAGACCTTGATGGCAATAATGATGTTGGCATAGGTATATTAGATATCACACGAGATATAGATAACAAGTTTGTTGCAAAACGCACACTTGATATGACCTACTTTTATATCAATAGAATGATTAAAATGAATTTGTGTTCATATGTAGGACATCATAAAACTGTAAAAGAAATATTAGAACTTGCAATTATTGAAGGCAAAAAATATTGTATGGTTGCGTGTCAAGGTTTGCTTTTATATAGAGGACCAAGTTTAGTACAAAAAAGTTTACAGTATGCAGAAAACAATCCTGAATTTTTTGTAATAGGGCATATTATGGACAAGCAAGGGCAACATCATTATCTTACTAAAGGTGCATATCCAGGATTACACAGACAATATTTGTTTGTAAATTTGAACAAATGGGTAGAATTAGGACAACCAGACTTTGATGAACTTGGTGTGTTTACAGACAGGCCAAGAAAGTATCGCAATGTTGAATATAGCAAAGAAAAAATACACAGTGAATACACACCTAAGTGGGTAAAGGGTGCAGAAGGTTATATGCAAAGCACTATCACTGCTGATGGCAGTAACTGGATAAATCTTGCCGCTGAAAACAATATTACAATAGATAACCTTGATAATGATATGCGTGAGTGCAAAGTATTTTTATATCCGTATAATAAACCACATATACTTGAACAAGTATGGTTAGATAAAACTAATGACAAACTTGTAGATCAATTGAATTACAGTCAAAAGGCTTGGATAAGAAAATTAGGTTATCAAGAAGAAATTGAAAAAAATAGAGTTTATGCATTTAATACAGAAAGACTTTCAGGTGAAGGCATTAGAACAAATGGCAAACATATAGATCATTTGTTTAGTGCGGCCGCTGGATTCAAACCTCTTGCTATTTTAAATGCTAATGGTTTCCATGAAGGTACAACCGTGCATTACTTTGATTGGTGTGAAGCAAGTTTAAATTTTAAAAAGCATTTACTTGAAACTTGGGACGGTTATGATTTAGATAAATGGCTCTTAGAACACGATTTAACTTATAACTTCAGTAGCACTTACCGTGCAAACTATAAAGAATTTTGGCAACAAGAACTAAAAGAGTTTGGTGGAAGTCTTGCATTTCAAAGATTATGGTCAAGATATAAAACTTTAAAACACGAATTTCATGTAATAGATATCGTAACAGAAAGCAATAAGTTATTTGATCTAATTGATAATGTACATGGTACAAAGGTATTATGGACTACAAATATATGGTCAAGTGAAATGCTTCAATGGAATGTTCAACCTGAAGAACTTGAAATGCACTACAAAAAATTTAAAAGTAGAATAAAAAATTTAATTGTATATGGACACGATTATTGTGCAATAGATCTAAATGATAGTATAAAAGGAGATTACACTCATGTCAGATTTGCATGATATGGCAAGACCTCATTGGGACCTTCCTATATATAAACAAGAAATTCTTACGAACAATGTAGTGTTCAATTATTATGACTGTGATGTATGTGTAAGTATCAGCGGCGGAATAGATAGTGCTTTACTATTGTATAACGTTGCATTACATTCTCCTCGTGATATTCATGTGTATACTTTAGCAAATAATGATCTAATGCTTAAAAATGTAACTGCCGCGACAGCAGTAGTTAACAAAGTAAGAGAACTTACAAACAATCCAAATATATATCATACAGTGATGCATATGGAAGGATCTAAACCAAACGGTGGCGAAGTTATAGGACATAGAATGCGTAAACACTTTGGCAAATTTATGGAAGTGTGTTATATGGGTGTAACACAAAATCCACCACTTGATGTAATGAAGAACTGGGACGTAGCAGATTGGAGTCACAAGTACAGAGACAATCTAACAAAAGAATTTGAAGTTTTACCTAACGTAGGCAATATCTATATGCCTTGGACAAATGTACACAAAAAATATATTGCGGCTATTTACAGAGCCCAAGGATTATTAGATACACTATTTCCTGTTACATATAGTTGTGAATGGTATGCTAAAGACGGCAATGATCCTGGTATGGACCATTGTAAAAACTGTTGGTGGTGTTTAGAACGTTATTGGGGGTTCAATAGATATGTATAAAGTAGTACAGTGGAATGAATCAATTGATCTAACAGACTACTACAATAGAGCAAAAGAAAAAGGCTTTGTTAATAATGCAAGTCGTGAAATGCTTATTGATTGTTTTAAGAATGAACGAGAAATGATATTGTTTTTGTTATACGAAGATGATACAATCATAGGCACACAAGTATTACATACATTTGATGAGTTAGGTCCTGATGCTTGGAGAGCAGGAAGAACAAGTTTGCTTGTACCACCTTTAGGCAAAGGCAGAAGTATTATTACAAAGTTTCAAAATCATACAGATCAATTTTTACATCCTGCCGTTATTAATTTTGTGACAGAACGCAAGGGTAAATTATATTCAACTACAAATATGAATCCAGAAGCCAAACAAAATCAATCACACTTAATATATTTTCCATTGTTAGAAAAGATGGGTGTAGTTGATAAAGTTAAGGATATGGAATATAGATATACCAAACAGTCAGTTTGGAAATTTAATTTTAATCGTTTTTGGGAATTGTATAACTTATTTCCTAAATGGAATTAAGCAATCATTGCTACCCACGCCGAGCCTGTCCAGAACACTGGGTAAGGTGTTGATCCACTGTAACTTGCTGGATCCCAATTAGTCTTGTTAGCAACTGCAATCATTCCAATAACTGGAGTAGACGGAGCCGCCGCTTGTGGTTCTAATGTCATTACACCTTCAATATCAATAGTTGATCTTGCACTTGTTCTATTAATAGCAAGTTGACCTTGACTGTCTAATACCATTAGTTTTGGAACTGGTGTAGTATTAGTTCCTGCGTTAGTAATAAATTCTATTTGTCCTGGTGCTTGGTCGTCTGCAATAGTACCGTTTGGATCTGTTCTAAATAAAATTACAGAAGAAAGTACTTTAGTTCCAAATGTACCAAAGTCTGGATCAAATGCAGTTGCACTGATTTCTCCAATGTAGTTACCAGCAGTTACTTTAACTTCGTTTCCGCTATCTGGGAATCCACCATAGTAACCATTTAATGTCATACCAGAAATGTTTGCACTTGTGGCACCATTTAAACTGTTAATTCTTACCGCACTTGATTCGTCGGAGTTCCATACATTAAGTACAGTGTCATCAGTTTCAGTTGGACCACTGATGTTAACTTCTAATTGTGTTGAAAGAAGTGTGTCGCCAGTTACACTAAACTGACCATTGTTAATAATTACTTTACTGTTTACTGCGTCAACAAGTAATGTTGAATCATCACCAAATACTGAACCTTTAATATCTGCTGTCAAGTTAGTAATTGAAGCACCAGCAAGATCTAAATCACCTGGTACAAATAATGCTCTTGCATTATCCCATATTAAGTATTGTCCTTGTGTAGGAGTATCACTACCTGATACACTAACATCACCTAAGTTGTCAATGCTTTTTGATGCTAACTGAGCATCTAAATCAAATGATAAAAATGCTTCATCACCTGCTACCCAACCACCTGCGCCGCCGTTAGCAGTTGCATCATATTTTAAAACTTTGTTTGTAGCAACGCCTGTTACTGCGTCTACGTTAGTTAAATCATTAAGAGTTTGTGCGATAGACAGTGTTTCTGCCTGCCATCTTGCATTAGGAGTATTCCACTGAAGTACTTGACCGTTTGCTGGAGTAAGAGTGTCTTCTACATCAGTTAAATTTTGAATTGAAAGGTTAGGGTTAATTTGGACACCGCCAGTTGTTACACCGTCACCTATCCATAGTTTACCTGTATCTGTTACGAAAATGGGTTCACCCAATGCTGGGTTTATGCCCGTCAGTGCCGCTCTTTCGGCCTCTGTACCTCTTCTAATTTTTAATGCCATACTCGCTTACTCCTGAAGTGCTTTTGCTATATGTATTTATGCCAAATACTTTAATTCAATAATATACATTATTTACGCATTTTGGCGTTTTTAAACACTGTAGCAGTGCCCTTTTGTATGTCTTGCTTTATCTTTCTACTGTCTAAAGCAAAGTCTACGGACTTAATTTTAGGTCCATATTCATTGAAAAGGTTCCTTATGTCCTTCTCAAAACGCTTCTGCGTAATGTTAGGCTTACACTCTATGATCCACTTTTTCCTACTTGAGAACGTAACTTCAATGTGTTCCAGGTATTCAAGGGGGATAGTTTTAACTTCTATGCCCTTGAATACTTCTGGCCAATGTCTGATTACGTCTTCAGGAAGTTTTAATTTCCTGTAGGCCATTTATTTAGGCCTTGCTTTTTTTCTTAGTAGGTACAAGTTCCTCTGCTTGACGTCTTAATTGTGCCGCTTCTTTGCTTAATCTATCCGCTTGTGAACGGTATGATTTAGCAAGATCTTCATCACTCATAACATCATTTGATGCAGTTGCTACTGGCTCGTTTGATGGAGCAGTTTCACTTGCAGACGCTGGTGTATCAGTTACTGTTGCAAGATTAGTTGCATCTTCTGATAAAGCAATATCTTTTATGCTTACACCTTTTTGCTCTGCAATCAGTTTGTTCAACTCGTCCAATGTTACTGTATCAGTAGAAGTTGGAGTCATTGTAACCTCTGATGTAGGAACTTTCATTAGTTTACCTTGTGCATGAAAGCGAGATAGCATAACACTACCGTCTGAAAGACGTGTACGTGCCATTGCTTCTGCAAGTTCATATGCATCTTGGCCCGATGGTGAATCTACTAATTGCATTAAAATATCATGATCTGAATCTGTTAAGTTTTCAGTTGATACCACTAAACAATTTTCGTGATCACCTGGGATTGTTCTATACGCAACAGCAACTTTTCTTTTGTTGCTATTGAGTCTACCTATGTGCTTAATAGCCATAATTATTCTCCTTTAGCAACTGGAGCCGGCTCGCCTGTTAGGGCCGCTGAAGCATCTGCATCGGCTACTGGTGCCGCTGGTGCCGCTGGTGCTTCACCTTCTTTTGCCTTTTGTGCTTCGGCTTGTTGCTTCTGTACCTGCGATAGGAATGTATCCAACTTATTATAAGTTGTTCCTACAGCCTGTAATTCGTTTGCTTTGAATGCGCCACGTTGAGTAGCGACATCGATTACTGTTCTAAGAGTGTTTAGATCTTGAACAGTTAAGTCAACCATTCCTGCTGGACCTGGTGCACCCGCTGGTGCTGATCCTGCCGGAGCGGCTGGTGTTGTTTTATTATCAGACATATGTCATATCTCCTTTGTTTTTAAAGTACATACTTAATTACTTAACTGATTTTAAATAATCGATCATGTTTTCTGGCTTTGTTTCAATATATGGATCATCGTCCAATCCGTCGTTATTGATACCTGGCTCTTCCCACCATTTTTCAACAACGCCGTCATTAATAACACACATATATCTCCAACTTCTATTACCAAAACCTCTGTGATTTTTTCCAATCAGCATACCCATAAAGCGAGTAAAGTTACCGCTACCATCTGGGATTACTTTCACATTCTTAATGCCAAGCACTTCTGCCCATGCATTCATTACAAATGTGTCGTTTACTGAACAACAGTAAACTTCATCAATATTCATTGACTTAATCTGTTCATAATTTTGTTCAAAACTTGGTAGTTGTGTCGATGTGCAAGTTGGTGTAAACGCACCCGGTAGACTAAACAATACTACTCTTTTACCTTTGAAATAATCATCTGTAGTCTTTTCAACCCATTTGCCTTCATCAAAACTGCAACCTTGTTCTAAAACTACGTCACCTTCTCTTACCTTGAAAGTTGTTTTTGGAATCTTAAATCCAACTGTCATACTCATTCTCCTTAGTTAGTATTACGATGTAATTATTTGTATTTTAAAAGAGGACAGGCCAAAGCGAAATAAGAAAGTTCCTTTGGGTCTTCAAATCCAATTTTAATTTTATTCTGTAAACTTTTGTCGTCACCTGTGCCTACTGCTTTTCCAATATAGTAACGACTTTTACAATTCTGTTCAATCCAATTAATTATTGCTTTGTCAAGATTATAACTTTGTTGAATATCCATAAACTCTAAATGAGGTCCGGGATATTCTAATCTTCTAATGCCAAAAAAGTTAAGCGGATTTGGTTTCATTTTCATAGTGTGTTGTTACTCCAAATGGTGCTTCAATATCTTTATTGTGATGTGAGTGAATTACAAAAATTGTATCACAGTAATCTGCATCACCCCAACTGTCCCAAGTATAACCATCTGTAAACATAATAAACTTCTTAGGAACAATATCATTGTCCTTCATATATCTCCAATTAGCATCAAAGTCTGTGCCACCACCACCTACAACTTCATAGGATAAAAGGTCATCGTTAGTAGCATCAAAGTCTTGCTCATTGTAAACTTCTGTGTCAAAGCACCAAATTTTAATTTTGTAATCTTGATACTGTGACATAATACCTTGTACTTCACTTAAAAATACCTGTGCTTGTTCATTGCTAATAGACCCACTCATATCAATAGCAATACATAAATCAATAGTGTCTTCAAAGTTAAGTCCTGGAAGGATAGCACCAGTGTGCCAACCTTTACGTGAAGGACGACTAAATGTAAAGTCGTTTCTTATAGTAGATTGAATCTGTTGTTGCAATAGTTCACGCCAATTCATTTTAGGCTCAGTAAGTTCCTTAATCATTCTCTGAATTTCTTTAGGAAGATTACCAGCACCTGTTGATTGTGCGGCACTAATCATAGACTCTTTTACTTCATCACGTATCTTACGTAATTCATCTTTGCTATAAGATGGAGGGCCTTTCTTTTTATCTTTTTTATCACCACTACCTTGTGCGGCACCATTACCATCTTGATCCCAGTCTACGTGTTCATCAAGTAATTGACCAAGTTGTTTTAATTCTTCTTCATCATATTTTTTGTAAATGTCTTCATATACATCTTCTGATGTCCAACCTTCATATTTAAAGTCTTGGAAAATAGGAATATCTGCAGGCTTTGTACCAATGCCATCTCTTACAAGTAAATTGTTTACAATATAGTCAGCGGCAATATTGTGTATTTGTGGATCACGTTTCTCTCTACGTGTCATATGATCATAAACACAATGAAGTATTTCATGTGCAATAACAAACTCAACTTCTTTGTTACTCATTTTAGCAAAGAACGGAACACTGTAAAACATATGTCTGCCATCTGTAGCGGCAGTAGGACACCAGTCAGTTGCTTCAACCATCTTAAGACGTGTAGCCATGTTACCAAAGAATGGATGTCTCATTAGCAGGCCAACACGAGCAACAATAATACGGTCAAGAACTTCTTGACGTAATTCGTCAGTAACTTCTACTTCTGGAAGATTTTTAATCTCTTCCCATCTATCTAAAACTTCTTGATCTTGTGTTTGTGTTGTCATGTGCCTATTCCTTATTGTTTATAATATTATTATAGTATATTTAATTGGATTTGTCAACCAAAAGAAATGGGGTAGCATACCAAAATATACTACCCCAAAATGTTTAAGAAGCCTGAGCGGCCGTTACGTACTTGCCAAACTTCTCATGGAATTCATCAAAGTTTGGTGTTTCGTCTGGATCAATCGGTAGTTCATATTGTGTAAGAGCAAGTTTAATACCCATTACAACCAATTCCGTATCGAAATTGTCCATTGCAAAACGTAAAAAATTATTAACCTTAGTATCAAACTTTTTATCGTTTTTATCGCTCGCCTCTTTAAGTTCATAGCAGAGTGAGACAGTTAAGGAATACATGGCACTGATTTCTTTTGTCTTCAACTCTTTTACCTTACCATCCAAAATTTCCGAAGGATTCGGAAGTTGTGATGCCATCTTTCGATGAGCCATGAACTTCACAGCCAGGCCTTCGCCTACTGCTCCACTTACCAGATCGGTAGTGGTATTCTCGTCATCGTCATCTTCGAGTAACTCGGATACGAATGACCAAGAACGCGGTGTTGCAAAAGATCTACTTGGACTCTTAGGATCAAAGTCATACAAGTCTTTCTTTGCAAATGTCAAGTAACCTACAACGTCTGGGTGAATCTTATTATCAGATGCCCAAGCAAACCAATCATCAAAGTCCACTTTAAGTTCTAAGTGAACAAATCTGTTTGCCAACGGAGCAGGCATTCTGTAAGTAACACCTTTATCAGCGTCTCTGTTACCAGCGGCAACTATTAATACATTGTCCGGTAACTTATACTGACCAACCCTTCTATTAAGGATAAGTTGATAAGCCGCCGCCTGTACAGCCGGTGCCGCAGAATTCATTTCATCAAGAAACAAAATAATAGTCTTATGTTTCTTTGCCATTTCTGCACTTGGCAGTTCTTGTGGCGGTGCCCATTGCATTGTATTATCGTTAGCCGCATAATACGGGATACCTTTAATATCTGTAGGTTCCCATAATGACAATCTTACGTCAATAACATGAGCCTTTAGTTGTACACCAATTTGGTGAATGATGTCCGACTTACCAATACCAGGTGCCCCCCAGATAAAAAGTGGACGTTGTTTTTTGAATGCCCTAAGAATACTCTTTTTAGCATTATTTGGACTAATAGTCCTTGTAGCAATGTTTTCCATGTTGTACTCCTTTTAGTTTCAGTGCCTTATTATGTTTATACTATAGCACCTTTATATTAAAAGGTCAACCAGAAAATGTATTATTTTGGTAAAAAAGTTAATTTAATTCTTCATCAGCACGTTTGAGTGCTTTGGATAAGCCGTATTTCTTAATATCTCCGCTAAAAAGATGCAGTTCGATTGATTTCTTTTCGTCGAAAACGGTTATTTGATGCTTGTTCAAATAGTAAGGGCAAGTGATAAATCTATCTAACCAAATTACAGAATTGGTTGTAAGTTCAAAGTCCTGTGGGAAAGGAACATCATAACATTGCAAATCTAATTCGCCTGTAAGATACAAGAATCCTTGATCTGTTAATCTTAATCCTCCGTCTCCTTTAGAACGAGTGTTTTGCCACCACTCCGACATATACTTCTTTACATTAATATCACTTACTGCTTTGTCGGATTGTTTTAAAAAGACTTTTGTGTATGTCTCTTTCCAGTTCACTATTTTTTCTTTTCCATTAGTTTAACTGCGGCATCATGATCTTTTTTACTTACTACGCCTTCACGTAAAAGTTTTTCTCTATTTGCCATATGCTTCATTTGGATTTCTTCTTTGCTACCGCCGAAGTATGCAACTGCGTGTCCGTCTGCAATCATCATATCTGTAAGTCTTTCTTTATCAAACAAAAAGTCTCCTAAGATACGTCCAAACTTTCCTTTTTTATCTGAACCACTTCTATCTATTTCTGTTTTAAGAATTTGCATACTACCTGTAGGCATATATTTCTTAACATAGTCTTTAGCCGTTAATCCAAATAATTTTTCTACTTTATCTCTTGTGCGTGATTCAGGGGTATCAATCCCCATCATTCTTACTCTTTCTTTATGAAGCCAAACTCCAAACCCTAAATCTATATCAACATCAACTGTATCTCCGTCAACTACTTTTAAGATTTTACATTTATATTCGTACATTAGTATTACCCCTCTACTACTATTTCCCCCGATACTAATTTAACTACAGTAAAGTCTTGTACATTAAAGAGATCGTTTAATTTTTTTGCTAAATTGTGTGCGTGTCCTGGATTACTAAAAGATACTTTTTTATATTTAGGTCCAGGAAAACTTGATAATGAATTTTGCGTTTTTAAGTTAAATGGCTTCCCTTGGTAAAAGACTGCCCAGATAGCCTCTGCCGCCAGAATCTGATCTGACTTATAAGTCTTTTTATCAATGTGTTCTAATAACACTGTTGGTTTAGGTCTACTCATTTATATACGTGTCCTTTGTTATAAACTACGTATATATTTATCTGATTAATAAGGAAATTGTATAATAAAGTTAGTAGATAATTCGCCGGTTAAGGTGCTTGTATTAGTCCTTAAATCCGCCACCGTCCATTTCGACGTTGATAACTTCTTGTTCGCTTTGTGTTTGTTTGTTAGAAATAAACTGTTCCATGTCGCCAAGTAATCTTGCATTAATCTGTCCAACAGTCAATGCAAGTACCTTAGCGTCAGCAATGCTTAGACGTACATCTTTGCTATTGCTTTGTTCAGCAACTTTTACTTGCTGAAAAAATTTCTCTAATGGAACTGTATTAATAGGCTCTTTTGTCATCTGCATTAGCCTTACTTAATTCTTGACGCATTGTAACTTCGTCTTTGAATGGTCCTTTAGAAGTATAGTTTTCAATAGTTACAAGTTTAGGACAAAAACTTCTTACCCAACCCTTGTCAAATTTAATAATGTAATATCCTGCACAATATAAACTTTTACTTTTTTTGCTTTTTGTAAACAATGGTAACTTACGTTTTACATCATACATACTGTTATGTGGCACACAAGAAGTAGGAAAATTATGTACTTCTTTATCGCCTGTTGGAACAGTTTCTTTATCTTTGATACCCCATTCGATATCTACATCTTTAACAAGTTGTTTTTCGTTTTCATAAAACTTTGTGAATGTATTGCAACAATACATAAATGTTTTATCTTCTTGTTTAGAAAGTGTACCGATACGTTCGCCATCTTCCTCTACAATCCAAAACTTACCTGCTACAATCGGGTTTGCTTTTAAATTTGTCATTTATACACCTCCTAAGTATTCTTTTAAATTCTTATCATTTATTACAATTACATTAGCATCTTTGTCAGCGGCAATAGATGCATATAATCTTGTTCTTCCATCAATAACATACCTTACATTATCCAACTCTACAATCAGTAATGGTCTACAATTTCCGGCTTCAACTGCTTCAATTATAGGCTCTAACGGAAACTCTCTTTCGCGGTAATCACGTTTATCACGTTTTAACATCTCCGCTACAAATGTTTCTTTATAGCCTTTTTGACCTCTTACTTCACGTATTGCCTTAAGTGTATATGGATCTTCTGGCAAATTGTCTAAGTTATTTAACTTCAGAATATCGTCAACTGACAGTTTTTGGACAGGTAGTTGCTCCAAAAACTTGCCTATTTTAGCCACTGCACGTTCCTGAATTGCTTGATTATGTGGCATTCCTGGCCGACTTCTATCACCTAAATTAATAGGAAGTTCTGCAATCATTGATTGTATTTCAGGTACAGGACACCCTATAAATTCATATGCGTCTAAAAAGTTTTCATCTATTAGTTCTGGATTCATACTGTGTACCTTGCATTCAAAGGCTCACTGTATGCTTGTATCTGCTCACTAATTCTAACAAGTTCATGCTTTGCACAAAACTTCATTAGTTTTACACCTACTTGTGCTACTTCTTTTTGTTTCATATTATCTGCGATAGTTTGTGCAATAATTTTCTTTATATCATCAGGTTGTGCAGATAAATCACAAAGTGTTACGTTACGTTGATAGTCTTCAAGTACTCTATGTTCTTTGCCTTCATGATCTACCCAACGTTGCAACATCAAGTTATTCCAGTTATATCCTTTAGACTCTTTATCTTCAAATGCTTCTGTTAAGCCTACTTTGTTCTTTGTGCCTTTTACACGTACACCTGGATATGCACTAAACACATTATCACTTGTATCACCACGCATACATTTTTCAAACAACAACCATTTAGGATTAGGTGCCGCCTTTGCTTCTTTAGTTTTTTTATCAATTACAGGCTTCCCTTTTTTATCAAAGTAGCCTTCATGTGTAATTGTTACATCTTGAATCCCATTGTACTGCTTTACATTGGGAGCAATTAATTGTGCAAAATCTCCGTCAGTTGAAATAATTACATGATTATCATTAGGGTGTGATTGCACCCAACCTGCAATAAGATCATCTGCTTCGAGTTGCGGATTATGTAAAACAGTACAATTCGTTTTTGTCTCTACAAATTTTTTAAACTCATCAAACATTTCCCAGAAGACTTCTTCTTCCTCTTGCTGACTTGCTGTCAGTGCCGCACGAGCATCGCTTCTATTTCTCTTATAAGGCTCATAGTAATCTTTACGCCAACTACGTCCTTCTAAACAAAAGATAACATGACTTCCATCAAACTCTTGCCAAACCTTTTTGATGCCTGCTAAAGTGATATGAAATGCCATGCCAACCTTGTCAGTAAGATTGCCACGTACTACGTGTCTTGCACGAAAGAATGTGTTTGCAGTGTCAACTAAGATGTAAGTCAAATTATACTCCGTAAAATACTTCTATTATTGTGTATAGTTTACTTGACTTTTGCTTGATTGTCAACCTCTTTTTTACCTTTCTCTTGAATCTCTTCCAAAATAGGTTTATTCATAAACGGAATAGCATTCATAAAGTCTTGGTCAAAACTTCCTGTAAGTCTTAAATCAAATGCAACACTAACACGTAATCCATCTGCTTGATGTGTTTCTGTGTAATGTTGTGTACAACTTGGAAACAAAACACTTCCACCTTTTTTATTAGGAAGTCCTATTTTTGATTCTGGATCAAAAGCACTCCTATAAAAGGTTTTAGTTTCATAGTCATCAAAGTGCATATTACCACTTAGATATGCATCAGGAGTTCCTGCATGAGCATGAACATCCATTGCTTCACCTTTACGTAATATGTTTGCCCAACAAATTATTTGTAAGTCTTTTAACTCTAATTGTTGTTGCTGAACATATTCAAGATAAGAATATTGTAAAAACGTTAATAGTTCTTTAAAAGATTCATTATCTTGTTTTAATAAATTATATCTACCAAAACGTGTTGTAATATGATTTTCAGTTAATCCTGTACCACCTGTGTTAGCATAGTCATATTTCTTTAGGATTTCTTCTTCGTTATCGATAATCCAATTTCTAATACTATCCACATGGGCAAGGTCAGTCCAATTTGTCAACCAAAGTGGAATATTCCAACTTGGTGCAAATTCTGTCAAAGGGTGATAACTTTTGATTCTTACTAAACTCATTTCTTAATCTTCTTTCCAATATGACACATTTCTTTTAATATCATTCTTAAGTTTCTTGCAATTTTATATAAAAAATATACACCTGTTATAGTAATTGCATAATCAACATAAAACCAAATGTCTGAATAAATTAATTCATGATAAGTCATTATTTAACCTCCGATTTTCCGTCACCTAAGTTTTTAGTATTGATGTAGCCAGCACCTCTGCCTGTATCCATACCTTCTTCTGCAAGGACGTTTCTTGCAAGATCTTTAAACCATAAGTCTACAATTTGTTCATTTGATTCACCTGAATAACCTGCGTCAATCAGTTGTTCAATAAATTCATTGTTCCAATCAAGTTCAAAGAAACCATTTCTTATATTGTCTTTGTTTACTTGCGTATCAAGTACACCAACCCAAGGCTTACCTGCTTTGGTTGCCTCTTCTTTTTCTTTCATCATCAAATCACGATGTGAAACTGCTTTGCCATCTTTAGCCTTTTTCATGCCAAGCATATCTTTCATTTTATCTAACATATGTTACCATCCTGCCTTTCGTATAGCATCTTCGTCAAGTTGCTTTTTATTAAGTTTATTCTGTTCTGCCGCTTCATCAAGTACTTTATGCATATCATCATATGGATATATTGAATCCTGATGCAAGTGTACATCTTCATCAGGTTCTTCTTGTTTTTTAACAAACAAATTTTTGATCCATTCTAACATATTAAGTACCTATTGCATTTCCAAACAAGTAAACGTGTACTCTTGCGGCAACGTTATAACCTCTTTGAAAAGCCAATTTAGCAACATCACCTGCCGTTGCAGTTTGCTCTTCTTCTCTGGCGCCAACAGGCATAACCCATACAGGCCAGTTTACACCTTCTGCTCTAAATTTCTCTATAACAGAATCCATTTCGTCCCATTGTTTTTGATCAGAACCAACAACAAATTTTAATTGTCCTGCTTTAGATAGTTCTGCATATTCTCCAACTACTTCTGGGATAATTGCTTTTTTACTTTCTTCACCTGATACTGTCCATAATTTAGGACTACAACTAAAGAATACTTCTTCGTCAATTCTTTTTACCCATTCTTTAAATGGATCTCTAAGTTTTTGTGTGCCGTTAGTTTCAAATGTCATACTGCTCGGCAAATTGTTTTGTTTTTCAAGTGCTTCATATATACCAACACTTGCCATTTGTCCTGTGACCATTAAAGGCTCACCACCTGTAAAACATAAGTGTTGTGTTTGTTTACTCATAGGATGTAAGAACTTTCCTTCTGGGTTCGAATCTGTCTTTAGTATATCAACAATCTTGTTTGCTAATACTTCAGGAGTTTCTTGACCCATCAAGTGTTTGTATTTCTTTGCCCAAGTATAAGAAGAGTCACAACCTTTTTCCCACACAGGCAAATCTTCTACTCTCTTTACTTGACTTACATCATAATCTAAAAATGGCAAATCATATGTATCTGGATTAGTAGGATCTATTTGTCCAAACCCACTACATTGTAAGTTACACAAGAAGAAACGTATCCAAGCCGTTGGAACACCTGTATAGTGTCCTTCACCTTGGATACTATGAAATATCTCGGAATAATAATATTTTTTATCTGACATCAGATACGGTTACCAAAGGTTCGTTTATATATGAATCATTGTAATCGCCGTTTTTCTGATACTGACGCACTGAAGTATCTTTTACCAGTACACCATCTTTAATAGTGTAAGTTGTATATTCTGCTTTGATTACACCTTCTTTAGATCTTTCAATATGTTCTTTCATTGGACCATCCTGTACTTTAGTCATTTGCAAACTCCTGTTGTAGTTTTACGTTATCTATAAACTCTTTTTTAGTTGCTGGATCATCTTTAAATGCTCCACGCAACACAGTTGTCTGTGTTAAAGAACTATGTGCTCTAATACCTCTGTTCTCACAACAACCATGAGTTGCTTGTACATACACACCAACGTGTTCACTGCCTGTTTGTTCTTGAATCGCATTTGCAATCATTACATTCAGTTCTTCTTGTAGTGTACCACGTCTTGCACACCATTGTGCAATTCTTGTGTACTTACTTAGACCAAGTAGTTTAGGACCAGCAATAATCCCAATGTATGCAACACCTTTAACAGTTTGGTGATGATGTGAACACAAACTTGTAAGTTCACTTCTTACTACAAGCATACCTTCGTATCCGCCTTCAATGTAATTAGGAAAGGCACTTGGATTAGGCATAGGATCATAACGACCAGACATAATCTCATTGATATACATCTTAGCCATTCGCCTTGCAGTATCTTTACTGTTAGGATCTGTTTCAGTGTCAATTAATAAATTTTGTAGGACATTTTCAAAAGCCGGAACAGCCTCTTCTATAAGTGCCTGCTTATCGCCTTCTTGTAAGACGTCGCTGATATTGTCATTCGCCCAATATCTTTTACCTGCGTCTTTAAGACGTTGTTTGATTTCTTTTACTTTTTCCATTTTCTTCTCCGAGTTATAGACGTGGATGTCTCCAGTGTCATATTATAATTTACATTATATACTTTATTTAGGTTTTTGTCAAGTATTATATGCACTTAGAAATACTTTTTGAGCATTTCGATTTGATCATCATATTCAGCAATGATTTTCAATTCTTTTTCCATTGCTTCTAAGATGTCAGGATGTTCACCAATACCGCCTGAATTTTTCAAGTATACTTCTACATTCATTGCGTGTTTTGAAATATGTCCTTCTGCGTGTTTGATTAACGCATCAATCATATTCTCCCTGTTGTACTCTTTAGCCATTTTTAGTTTCCTTTCCTATATTAGGCACGTACTCATTTGCAATTAATTGATGTGCTTCTACGTTATAATGCTCATCATCAATCGTAAATGTTTTACCCTTTGTTGATAAAAATGTGTCAACACTTTTATTTGCAACCTTTCCATACGAGCAGTCGCCAATTATATTTAAGTCTTCCGGCAACCACGTTTGCTCATTGATGGTAAAGATTTTCAAATCAATATTTTTATCTTTACACATTGTATTCCAAAGATATATTTCTTTGAAAAAACTTCTTTGATTTACTAACGTCATTATTTCATACCATGCTTTTACTCTTTGGTATCCATCAGTTTGTAAATTTGGTTCTGTTATATCAAAAGGGTCAAACTGCAAAGCAATAGTAGGACTTATTGCATAATCGCCTTTTACAGTAATTCTGCTCCCGTCAAAACTTTTCGTATCATCATTCCACATATTGATATTGTAACAATCTATGCGTCCTTTTGTTTCTTCTAAATTCATGTGTGTATCAAGTGGAACTAAATTTTCATAATGGCAAGGGTTTTGAAATCCTATTCTAAACCTATTCCAATATGTTTGTTGTATAACAACTTCATCGATATCATCATATTTCTTCAACAAAAAAGCAAGACGCTCACTATAATCATACCAACCTCTACCAGGACAAGCAAATATTACTCCGTCCTTGTTTTGATTGTTAATATAAATTTCTGCCCAGTTGTTGTCATTCCAACGGTCACGAGTACCGTGTTGCTTACTATAACTATAGCCTGCACTATGACTACAACCTATGACAGCAGTTCTCATTACGCAAATAACTCCATTTGTTTTTCTTCTTCTGTGCTATACTTTTGTTTAGCAGGAATAACACCACGAACTCCACCTTTTGGATCGTCCATGTCTCCTTTACGTCTTGGAATCAAATGTACGTGAGAATACATTACAGTTTGTCCTGCTTCTTGTCCTACATTTTGTCCAATGTTAAATGCATCACAGTAGCCTTTATCTACCCAGTCGTATCCCCATTTGTAAGCGGCTTGAAAACAGTCTGTCAAATGTTGCCAGTCATCTTGTTTAGGAACAAAAAGAACATGGCCTTCTGTAACAGGATACTTGTCTTTAAATACTGTAAACTTTTTAGTATCAATTAAAACATCTTTCCAAGGTATTTCGTTATATTGCATTATTTGTCTCCGTGTGAAAGTTGATATGTATCTTCATAGAAGTGTACACTATATCCTTTACCATTTGTATCACCTCCATTGTTCATGACAGTATTATCATCTGTTTTATATGAAACACCATCTATAATACATTCTCCGTTTGGCATTTCTACTTCTTTGAAAAGCAGTTTGTTAGGATCAAACTTCTCTCCCTGTAAATGTAAAACACCATCAAAGAACGTTCCTTTTTCATTACTAATCATTTGTGCGTACCAACCACTTGGCAAAGTTTCTTCTACAACTTCTACGTTTTCATCGTACTTCTCAAACCAATCAGTAAAGTTAACTCCTTCTACTACGTTGCTTATATGCTTTGAAGTATAGTCATAGCCTGCAACTTCGTCTACATCTATTACTGCACTATCAGATGTTACACCGTAATAGTGTCCTGATTCATTAGGCGGTTCATGCCAACCTGTATGATATTCTCTATCCTGGTTCCAAAGGTAATCTGCATACTGTGGCATATCATTATGCTTACGATACTCTTCAGGATCTACCATATAATCTTCTGCTTCACCACTGCTTTGTTTGTTCCACCATTCAGCACATTCTTTTGTAATATTATTCCATACCATCTCGGATCCATATCCGTGAATTGTAATACGATAATATTTGTCCGGAAACTTAATATTTTCTATAAGTTCGTGCTTTTCCTGTGATGTTGCCATTAGTACTCTGCCACATTTTCCCATGGATAAACAAGCCAAACATCTTCTTCTGCTTTGTTTACTGTATCACAAGCATAATTTACACACTGGTCAAATTTAGAACTTAAATTATCTGTTAGCACTGCAAAGTGTACATTATCTCTCCATACTGCTTTCCAGGCATCATCTTGTTCTGGCAAACAACTTTGTTGCCAATCTTTTTTAATCCAATTAAATGTTGCACCAGTATCATTAATATCATCAACAATTAAAATATTCTTTCTTAAGTTAGGTGCCCATCTTGCACCTGTTACCTGTGTTGTCTTTCCTGTTCTATCACTATTGTATCCGAATGCATCTTCTGCCATCCAAAAGTTACTTTCACTATCTCTTTTATCATCACGCAAACTTACTTTTAGTGCTTCACAACGTATTCCTGTCATATTGGAAATAATAGTTGCAGGAACATTACCTCCACGTGTAATACCTACTATGTAATCTGGTTTCCAATTTTCTTTATACATTTGATTAACAATACTAACACACATTTTTTCTATGTCAGTCCAACTGTAATATTTCTTCTTAATCATAATTTTTCCTTATGTTTAAAAACTGCTGGTTACCTTTTTCAACAATAACCCCAGTACCCTTTCCTTCACCTGCATTTACAAATTTAAGTGCTGGAACAAATCTTGCATTAGATCTAAATCCTGTAGCACTATGGTTAATATTACTCCTAAAAAAACAAAAACGTCCTGGAATTGGAGCAATGCTTATAACAAGAGGTTCATCAAAGTTTTCAATATCTTTTACTTTGTAATCCCCAAGATCTTCTTTAGTAATAAAGAATTTTGTTTCACCTTTTTCATCTGGTGCCCATTTACTATTACAGTAATACAATAATGTATAATCACAATCATCTTGATGATAATATGCATCTTCGCCTGTTGCAAAGAAGTTTAAATTGCTTCTTCTATATTCTAATCCTTCAAGGTCATTTAATTTTTCATTTACAACGTTCCATAGAGTTGACCATGTATGTGTATTTTCAAAATCAAAGCATTGTAAACCTGTTGGCGGTTGATCTGGATTATCTCTTGTCCCCCATTTAAAAGGCACATTTTGTATATCTTTTTCTAACACTTGTATTACATTAGAATTAAAGACATTATCATATACAGTTATTAAACCACCATAGTATACTTGCTTTTTAATTTCCACCTGCTAAATCCTTTTGTGCAAGATAAGTTTCATTATCTATCCATTTGTATCCACGTTCAGTTATAGTATCTCCTCCAACCCAACGTACAAATCCCCATTGCTTTGTTTTACGCCCCATAAAGAAAATACTTGTACAAGGTATCTCTTTTCCGTTTTCATCTTTTGCTAATTCTAACCAATGTAAGTCATCTGCTTTTCTAAAACGTATTGAGCCTGGACCTCTCCAAACTCGCGTACTACCAACAACTCCTCCTGTGTCATCATTGAGTAAAGGAATATGTTCCCAGTAACCACCTTTAAGAATAATTGCACCCCAACTCCATGGATGATCATGTAACACTGGTTCATCGCTTACAAGTACCTTATGCAATGTAATATTGAAAGGAAAGTTTTTTCTTTCTTTCAAAAACAAGTAATAACGAATTAGATATGGTATTTGTCCTGTTCTATCCGTAATAACTCTACGTCTTCCAAGTTTATCCATTAATTTAGAAAGGAACGTCATCATCTAATTTTTTTCTCCCATTATAATCATCTTTGACCATATTGTATATTTTAATAAATTGTTCATACTGCAATTTAAGTGCAGGATAAATTTCAATCATTTGTTCAACTTGATATTCACTTGGCCAATTGTCTTGTGGACTTACATCAAACGTTGGCGTAAATGATGTTGTATCGTCCCAACTTGATGTGTCAATAGTAAATGTACCATCGTCATTTTGTAAACTATCAGTATCAATAGTAATATTATAATCGTTATCGTTTCCCATAATGCCACCAACTGTTGCACCTGAATAAGTTATTTTTGTTTTATCGTCCATCTTGAATTGCCCTATACAATGCTTTACCACTGAAAAAATCATTTGCAAGTTTCTGCGTTTGTTTTTGCATCGGAATAATATATTTTTTATAGTTTTCCATGTAGTCAATAATTTTATCCATAACAAATTTTTTATTAAGTTTATATGTTTCAAAGTCTTTAGTCCATTCGCTTGGATACTTAAATTCATCAATTGCCATTTCACTGTAACTTAATCTATCTGGAATCATTGGAATAGTATCTACAAGTAAACCTTCATACCAACTAATACCAAGTGTTTCTTGTAGGTTAGCACTAAACACAAGTTTCGCTTTACCTAACAAATTATGATATTCATTTTTTGTCAATTCTTTTTCTTGGCATACAATAAATTCATATTGTGGCAAACTTTCTTTTAAGTCTTGAAATATTTCAGGCTGTTTTTCAGGAGCAATTCTATGTGGAAACAAAATAATATTTTCTTTATCCATGCCTTTATACATATCAAAACTGTTTCTCAAATACTCCATAGGCCAACCAACACGTTTAGTTTTGTCTTCTTGCATAGCAAGACTTTGTCTAAACAAGTCTATATGGAAGTCAGTTGCATAAAAGTTGTCATCATAACATTCATACATAGAACGTTCTGCATGACGTACCCAAGGTTTGTCGCCAATCAGTCTACCTAAAAAGTCTTGTGGATCATAACTACCAGCGTGCCACAAACCACCAATGCGAATGTTAACACCCAATAGTTCTGCCATATAGCGTAATTGAATAACTGTAGGATTCCAAGCATCAGTATAAAGAAAATAGTCACCATTCTTAATTTCTCCATCACAAAACTTTTCTCCTATAGTTTCTAATTGTTTACTTTTGTAAACATTTGTTCCGCCAAAGTTAAGAAATGCCCCAGGCGTTGTAGCCTGAGGCGTCTCTCCTCCACTAATGACTTCTACTGTTTCATTTGTAGCACGTTGAAGTTGCTTTGGAAGATGTTCCTTCCATTGCTTTGTATACCGTGTATCAACTGCTTCAATGTCTACAATATGAATAGTCATTAGTTTCTCCTAAAGTTTTTCTTTTTAAAGTGTGGACGAGGTCGTTTACCTTTAGTAAACGCAACGTATGTGCGCCACGCTTCGCTCTTGTTATTGTACAAGTCACGTTCATCAAACTTAAATGAACGGCTGTAACCATCAACCCAAGTAGTTGCACAGAACTTCTTGAACTTCGCAAGATCTGTATGGATCTTGTTATACGTTTCACGATCAAATTCAATCGCCATTTCATAATACTCCTCAGTATTTTGCGTACTCAATATGTGCGCCATTTTCACCATCTTCACTAATGTCAATGTGAACTTCACGCCCAGGGAATTTTTCGTTGATCTTTTCATAAAGATCATCACTCATCATTTCACATGATTTGTAATCTAAGTCTAAAGTTTTTTCTGCGTATAGTTTCTCCATCCATCGTTTAAATTGTATGAATTCAATATCTCTGTCATTATGTGTTACAGTGATACCTACTTTAAAATGGAAGATGTGTCTATGAGGATAACCTAAAAACGATACATCATCCCAATCACCTGTTGCTAACTTAGGATCATCTAAGGCCGCAGGATATTTGTGGATACCTTCCTTACGAAATGTTACCCATATCATTCTTTTTGCCGTATTCATAATACGTTCATGTGTTTCTTTTGTCATTGCTTCTTTCATCATTGTGTCAGTTATACTCATATTATAAAACCTTTCTCATCGTTTGTCAATGGTTTATTTTGATTTATTTTGGAAACCAGGTCATCAAAAACTGTTAAAATATAATCAGTTTCTTGTTTCTTGGTTTCGTAAAAACTACATACTTTGAGTGTAGTTGTTGAGTAAATCCAAATACCATTGCCATTTAGAAATGCTCTAATATCGTTTAGCATCATTTGATTTCCTACTTTACTCATATTACAATTTAAAAAACTGCCTTTATGTGTAACATCAAATGCTTCTACTTTCTTAAGTATCTCTGCAAGTTGTTCTATAAATTTTGATACATTTGATTTAACGTTTGCACCAATTTTATGTGTTTCACAATATTCAAGTGCGGCAACAGTTGCAGTTGCTCCTACAGGATCTTGACTTCTTGAATTGCCAATACATAATGGCAATGCCCAACCTGTGTCAATTGGTCTTGATATTTGATCAAGTATCTCTCTTGAAATACAAGTGATTGCAAACGAACTAAATCCGCCTGCAAGTGCTTTTCCAAAACACCCAATGTCGGGTTGTAAATTACGTACAACGGCATCACTAAAATTACCAAATCTATACATACCTGTAAACACTTCGTCTGCAATAATTTTGTAATCGTATTTTTCTCTGCCTTTCTTGATCTTTTCAATTAGTTCGTCGGACATTTCATCTACACCATTGAACCAACTTACAGTATCACAAAGCACTGCACAAATGTTTCCTTTGTGCTTTTCTAAAACATTATCAAAGTCATTATCATAAAAGTCCACAAACTCTACTGTAGGTAAATGACTACTCCAACCTCTATAGTCGGACATTGCCCAACCAGTAATACTACCACTGTGAAAACTTCCTTTACGTACAAGAACTTTGTTTTTCTTTTTGTTTGAATAGTATTGAAAACAAAACTTTAGTGCATTATCTGTTGCGTCACTGCCACTATGTGCAGGAATAAACGCCCAGTAGTTAGGAAGTAATTTTCCAAGTGTGCTTTCTAATTTTTCCCATATTACAGGTTTAGCATTCCAATCGTTACTTGGCCAAACTCTATGTGCGTGTGTTGTGTGTAATGAAATATATTCATTGTTGAAGCCAAGAACATTACAACCTTTACCAGCACTTATATCGTAATAGTTCTTACCTTTAGACTCAACAAACCTACTGCTCATACTTGTTACAGTAGGCATTGTGTCTGTTGGATCACAAAAACTGTGCAGTAATTTCATTTAGTCCTCCGACGGATTATCGTCTCTATACTTTGACCAATCTGTAAATTTATCCCATTGTAGTAGCGGGTGAACGTTATGTACCCATACACCCGGATTAGAATGATCAAAATCAGCATCGTCAATCTTGATACAAGCATTGTAGTTTAGTTGTTTGACGTAAGGCAGTTTTACACTAATCATACTAATAAAATTGTGTCTTTCATTATAACCTGTTTCAAGTACCCAATCATGATACTTTACGTCATAGTCAAGTGTTACAAGATATTTCTTGTCAAGCAATCCAAACACAAGATCGTCCCAACCTTCTTTAGGAACAAAACTATGATTAGCACCTAAGTAAATATGATCTACTACGTGTTTCTTTGCTTGTACTAATACATTTTCTAATGGTTGACATCCTGTTACAAACAATGTATGCATATCATGAGCAGGAGTTTTTTCTACTTCATATCCTGTAAAGTATATTACATCATCTGCAACAACATCATCTGCGTAGTCTCTTTTCATTATCTTGCCTCTTTTAACATAGATGTTAATTGATCTTTAATTGCTAACTTTGTTTTCTTTAATTTTAGTAGTAAAGACTTGTGTGTAAAAGTACGATCATGTTTTCTTTCTTCTTCAAGTTCTTTTACTTTCTTGTCATACCACTTATGACTTTCTTGTAGTTTTTTTACTTTTTTACTTACTTTTTCCATTTTATGCCTCCTCAAATAAATTTCCGAATTGTGTTTGTGCATTAACTGTCTTTTTACCAGTTGCACCACGAGTACCAATTATACTCATCCAGAACTTATTAAATTCTTCAATCACTGCGTATGCTTCGTCTTTGTTTGAAGTTGCGAATATTGCCTCCACAACATCTCTAAAAAATAACCTGTCAAAACGTTCTTCGACAAGCATTGCTGGAATGACTCCATTGTCGTATTGTCTATTTGCTTCTTGTACTGCATTAATATGACTCCATACATTATGACCCATCTGGATCGCATAAGAAAAACTATCCCAAGATGTTTTTCCTTCTTTGCCAATCTTATTTAGGTCACCTGGAGCATAAATGCAAATATCTTTTGCTTGGAGTCCTTGAGTGATTGGACTATTCTTAAAACTTCCGTGTTTGCCTTCTCTTACAAATGCATCTGCAAATGGACTTGTATCAGTTGCCATTGCTTTATCATCAATGCTTGGCACCATTCTATACACCCATTTCTTTCTATCACCTGTTTCAAGTTCACAATAAATTTGTCCGTTAGCAGTTGCTAAGAATGGACTTGCACAATCAAACGTAATTGTAAAATTAGGATTGTGATACTTACGCACTGCTCTTTGTATATCTGTTAGTAATGTTGCCCATTCTAACTTACTTGTACCTAAGAAGTGCATAAAGTCATGTTTGTCTTTTTCAAGTAATCCATCATATCGTAATGCAACAAGTCTTTTTAGCACAAGATGAATATCACACATATTCTGACCACCCATTGACCAACCATTAAAATGTGTGTCAGGATAAACTTTAGGATCACAATAGTCCTTCATTTGCTGATACCAATCTTCAGCATCTGCATGATTTTCACCTTGTAATACATTTAAGAATTTACAACTACCACTTCTATTATTCATAAAGTAATCGTTGTTGATGCGTGTAGCATTAACGGCATCTTGATAGTTATCAATACCTGTTGCTTTAGCACCTGCTGGACTTCTTGATACCCAAGCCGGAATATCAAGTATCATACCATAATCCATATATGCGTCCATCCAAGCAAGAACTTGTTCACGTTTCTTTTTCGCTTTAGGACAATTAGGATCTTTCCAGTCACCTTCCCAAACACCTTTACCAATTTGGAATCCGCCACTGTCACCTAACAACCAAGAAGTATTTCTATCCCTATCTCTAATCATGTCTTCTTTAGGACTATCCTTGTTAATGTCTAACTCGGCGTGTCCTGCGGAATACAAACTCCAGTTGTATCCAAATAAACTTTTAGTTGGATTCAACCAGTTCATACTTTCAACACCGTTAGTAAAGTGTTTAGGTATACGGGAGTATTCTACATATTCTTCTTTACGTTGTTTGCCTACAAATGTAGCAAAGAAGCCACTAATTGCTGGCAAGAAGATTGCGTAGTCCTTCTGTTCTTGTGTTAGGTTAGTATTCACTTATATGTCCGTCCTTACAATATGTTTTCTTAAGGCTCTTACAAGTTCTTCAATTTTATCTACTACTGCTATCATATCTTTATCAGTAATATATTTTTGTTTCTCTCGCAATTTATCATATTCCTTAAGAGGTATAGTTACTGTGCTTCCTTCATTTTCAAACGATTTATCGTCATCTCTTTCATCAACACTTGTCATAAAATCCTTATTTTGTTTGTGCTGGAAGAATATAGTTATACTCTGCCAACCCACTATCAACAGTAAGTTGCATTGCACCTTGATCGGAAATGCTCATTGTTACCTTACCATCTAAGTTTAAGATTGCTTGTACTTGTGCTACAGGCCATGCCCATGCGTGTTTCAAACCACCAGTTACATCTGCATGGAATACAAATGAACCTGCGTGTTGCGATGCATCACCAAAACTAAACACAAGATTATTATTTTCTGTTTTAACTGTAAAAACAGTTTCTTCAGAATGTGCAAGACTTTGAAACTTCATTCTTTGAATTGCCGCCATAGTTGGCTCAACAGTTACGTCCCAAGCCGCACCTTTAAATTTAACAGTTTTAAGTTTTTCTTCAATGATTTGTTTATTCATAAAACGATAATCATTTTCAAAGTCACCTGTTTCATTTTCAAAGTGAATGTGTGTTGGAACAGTTTCACCATTACGTTCTGCTTGTTCAACACTAATTTTTGCGTTCTTCTGATATTCTGGACACTTCAAATGAAGTGATAGTTTATCTAAGTTAGGCATACCAAAAGTACCTGTAAATTCTGCTACAGGATTTTTAGTTTTCGAACTTAGGATTACGGAACGATCTTCTGCCATCGATTCGATAGTAGTATCTGTTTCGTTTGTCACCTTTACAATGTTAAGAAATCCTAACGAATGTGTATGGGCAACGATGTCTTGTAAAATGTCTTTCATGGTTGATCTCCTATTGTTACTATTATATTTAGAAAATTACGATTTGTCAAGTGTTTTCTCTTGGCTAACAAATTCTAATGCATCAATTTGTGGCTTCCAACCAATTGATGATAAATGACTAATGTCTGCGACATTGTCTTTACGTTCATGTTCATCGCCATTTCTTTCTTCATAATTTTCCAAACCTACTGCATTGCAGTAATCTGATAAAGGTCTTGACGTACCCGTTCCTACATCAATTACTCCTGTTAAATCACTTTCTAACAATTGAGTAACTGCTCTACACACATCAGATATATGTATAAAATCTCTTTTATGATCTACATTAATAAATGTAACTTCATTGTTTAATAATTTTGGTATAAACATATAATCTCTACCTGCGCCACCAATCACAGTTGTAAATCTCATGCCTAAACTATCTTTTGGTGCAATACGTTCTACAACATATTTTGACATTGCATATGGATTTCTATATGGTTCTTTTGCAGTGCTTGAACTTGCATACAAAATTCTTGCCTTTGGAAATGCTTTAAATAATCTATTTGAAGCCACAACATTGTTTTCAAAATATTGTTGCGGAACTTCAAGGCTTTTTCTTACACCACTCATGGCCGCTAAATGCACCACTGCATCTACTTGGTAATTTAATTCACAATCAAGTAAGTCATTACCTGATTTAATGTCAACTGGTATCACAGTGTGCATTCCTGCCCAATACTTTTTAAGTACTGAACCTATCATGCCATCACTGCCTGTTAGTAGGATTCTCATGCCGCTACTTCCTCCTCGATGTATCTCAATAATTCTTTATCTTGTACATCGTTTGGTATGTCGTTTTTATAAAAGATTCGATAACTATCCGATCCATATTTTCCAATACCATATAGTTCTGTAGCATCTTCTCCGTCCCAATCTTCAAACTGTTCACTCATTCGATACAGTCTTTCTGCTCTTACTCTTTGCATACCAAGAGGTTTTAAAATATCCTCAAGTTGATTGCGAGTTGCGTGTAATAGACTGTTATGTGTTGGCCAACGTTTAAAGAATTCTGTAAGCACAGGTTTAGTTTGCTTTCTGTTGACTTGGTTCAAACAAATTACTCCAACCATATGTTGCCATACGTTTTCTACTTGTTGTTGTACCATTAAGTCGTCTCTCATTTTGTAACTCCAAAATGTTTGAAAGTTGATTGGACACACTTTGCTTGATAATAACAATCTGCAAGTGCATTGTGTAATTCTTCTTGTACTGCTTTACGTGGATCTTGTGGCATCATACTGAACAATGTTCTACTATCTCTAATTTGCCAAAAGTTCCAAGGCACAGGCTTTCCAATATTTTTATATAAATTTTGTAGAATAGCATAATCAAACAAAGGACCTTGACACCATAATTGGTCAACACCTACACAAAATTTATTAATTGCTTTTGTAAGTGTGTCCATATTCACTCTATCTTTATGGTCACCAAATGCTTCGTCTTGAATCTTTTGATCTTGTTTTGTCCACCAAGCAAGTGTATTATCATCAATAGTTCTTTTGTATTTTTCAGATTGTTCTTCTATATCACAACGTAAATATAATCCGTTGTGTGGCTCTGCATCGGAATAAGGATCAAACTTAATAGCACCAAGTGTAATAATTACACTATCTGGTTCAACACCAAGTGTTTCTAAGTCTATCATTCCATGTATAGCCATTATAAAATCCTCATTAAAATTACAACTTGTAACATCAATACTGCAATAGGAACAATAGTTCTTATTAGTTCCATAGTATGATTATACTCATCTAATTTTCTTTCTAATTTATTTCTTTTCTTTTTCATATATTAACCCCCAAAGTCAAATAAGTTATTAAATGTGTTTTTAGTTTTAGTGCTTTCTAAATCATAGTTAAGCACACCAATCAAGTTGCCAAGTTTGTTGTCAATGATTGTTCCTTCCATAGCATCGCCATCGAACGGAAGTTCTTTAAACCAGTCCGGCAAATGTAATTCATCTACAGGATATGCAACACTTGTATAACCCATTGGATTTTGTTTTAGTTTACAAACAATAACTTTCATACCATCTACGATTTCTTGTGAATATTTGTCACCGTTCATCTTTTTAAGTGTATTCCAGTTAATACTTGCTCTTACGTGTCCAGGCATATTTGCTTTACCTTGCTTTTGTTCAAGACGTTGATAATGTCCAATCTTGTTTGCACGTTTAGGCGAACCTTTTTCATGTCCAGGACGTGATTTAAATTCAGTTCTAAATTCTGTAATACGATCTAAAATAGTTTCTTCTTCTTCAAACTGTAATACTTTAAGCAATAGTTCACTTAAAAAGTCTTGCATAAACACAGGAGTATCAGAACGTTTCAAGTCAAGACCCATTGCTTTTACTTTGCCTGGCTTACCATCTACATCTGTACGTTCACCTTCATTATCATAAATTAGTGCGGCATACCTTTTCTTTGTAATGTACAATCCGCTTTCTGCAACAATCTCTCTACCTGCCGCAATTACATCTGATCTGCTTTTAGGACAATGAAATGCATCTATCATAAACTTAGGAAATGACTTGTTTGCTTCTGTACAAACTTGATCATACAATTTAATTACATTGTCTTTACCCCAAGGAATATTACCTGCATCAATGTCTTGTTTAAGTACAGGATATGCACTAAAGTAACAGGAGTCTGTATCACCATATATAATACTTTTACCTACATGGTTGTATTCACCTGTAATAACTTTGTTTACTTCTGCGGACATATGTTTTACAATTTGTCTGCCTGTAAGTGTAGTTGATTGACCAATACGTCCATCAAAGAATCTACAACCTGGATTAAGAATAGCACCATATAAACTATTTAGGTTAATTTTCTTAACAAGTTGCCTTTTATCCCAAAATTCTATTTCTGCTTGGTTACCTGCATCAATGGCTTTCTTCTTCATTGCCTGCATATCTTTACGTTCACTATACCAACGTTTAAGTAGTCCTGGAATAACACCTTCATACTCATATGTAAAAATAGTACCGTTAGCACTCATCATCCAAGGATTGTTGCTATCAAAAATTATTTTGTGTATTTGTGCACCACTCATTACATCACTTTGTCCGTTCTCCCAGTCTACAGTAATGCTTACATCTCTACGTTGTTCCATGACAGCATCATACTCCATAGTACCAAAACGACCTTCCCAAGCCGCCGCAAATGATTTCTTTTTCAAGTTCATTTGTTCGCCTACATACTTGTTTGTAAGTTCTGGACGAAGTTGTCCTATTACAGTTTCAGGAGCCATGTTCAATGCTCTAATTACAGATGGATATAGTGAATTCAAGTCCATTGAACCAATCCATCTATGCACTCCTACCTTAGGAAAGGCCACGTAAGCACCTGCCGCCGGATCACTTCCAGGTTCACGTTTTACTCTATTAGGAACTTGCATTCCTCTGTGATGTGCTTCGTTGATAATTGCTTGTTCTGTAACTGCTACTGCACCCATAGTAGTCTGTAGCAAAACAGTATTTGCATGAGCAAGTTCGTTACTTAGGTCAATAAATCTTAGTTTTTTGTCCAGTTTGTCCAGCAGGGCAACGTCTTGTCTATTGTATTCGATAAACGTTCTGAAGTCATTGTTATAAAGTTGATCGAGTGTACCTTCATACACAGTTTTCTTTTCACCAACTTCCATTTCTCCAATAGCGTCAAGTCTATATGTGTGTCTTTCTTCATATGTGTATTTACGATATAGTTCCAAACTATCTAAATGCACTCTGCCTATTAGGTCATAGGTTTCTTGTTGTCTTCCAAACTTTTCATATTCTCTTTTCTTAGGAAACTGATCCCACAAACAAAAACGTCTTGTATCATCTTTACTCAATACTTTTGCAACACGATTGACTGTATATGGAATATCATAACCTTCACTGTTCCAACCAGTAATAATATCACTGTCTTGTATAAGATCAAGAAATGTTTTAAGCATATCTCTTTCATCAGCAAATAAATGTGTATTAGGAAATTCTTTGACTTGCTCTTGTGCTTCTTCCATTGTAAGTGTCTTAGGCGGAACTGCAAGTGTTACAAGACTGTCTAACCATTGCAAGTGTACTGTGATTGCAGTAATTGGCATAAATGGATCACTTGGATCAGCAAAGCCTCTTTCAGGATCAAAGTCTGTCTCAATATCAAAGAATGCTACGTTAAGTTTAGGAGCATCATGATGTAGATAGTTTTCACTCAAACATTGGAATATAGGATTGATATCGCTTTCGAATAATTCTTTGTTTTTGTTTATTGCTTGTTCTTTACGAAAGTCTTTTGTATTTTTACAAATAATTCTGTTTAAAGGATCACCGTGGATACTTTTATATTTCCCTCTTGGGTCTGCATAGTAAAATGTATATTTGACTGGATATTCTGTAAAGTGTCTCTTACCATCTTTACGTTCTACAACACGAATAATATCTGCGTTGCGGTCAAAGTGTGCGTCTACGTAACTCATTTATTCTCCTCTTTCTGTCATTTGCGGCTGACAAATACCAATTGTTTCGTTTATTGGCCGAAAAAACCATCTTGTATTAAACCTGCAATATATATTATTGTAAGGCCTGCGTTTAAAATAATCAACGACTTTTCTTTCCAAAGTACACCTACTGCCACCCAAATACCGTTAGCAATACAAAATGCGTAACTGTAGTAAGGGTACATATTGAAAGCGGCCATTGTAGCGGCAATCAATAATATAGTTGTGCCTGTCCAGGCTAACCCTTGATAAGGTTTACTCTGTGTTTGTTTTAATTTGTTTAAAGTACTCATTTACGTTTATTGCCTTGTCGTCTATCCAAATTTCGTAGTGTGGTTTGTGAAATCTTACTGTTGTATATTTTACTTCCCACTCTTCTAATTGCCTTTCTGTGAACTGTCTCCAATCCAAATGTGAATTTGCGCCTCTTGCTGTCCAATAATGTATTTCATTGCCTTCATCATAGAGTTTGTTAAAGTGGTCAATTCTTTCTTGTATTGGTTTACTATTTTCATAATCACTTGCGTTAGTATAACATATTGTATTGTCAATGTCAACCATATAAATCATCTTTGACCCCTAATTTCTCTAAAAGTTTGGTTATCAGGATATTCACTATAATATCCTTTTTTCAATAGTTTATCACTTGCTTCTTTTGTTTCATCCAATTTCTGTAGAACAAAAAATCTAATACTTGGATCATTTAAGTCGTTTTCGTAATCCATGTACTTGTATTCAATAAACAATACATTTCTATCCAAAAAATATCTTGTTCTACATAAACCAAATAGTTCTTGTCCTTCTGTTGGATCTTGTACATCATGTAAAATAACAAGAACTGCGTGACTATTATAACTATCGAACTCAAACATAATTTTCATTATATCTAAGTATTGATCGGTGTGGACTCTTTTAACATCTTTGCTATTTGCCCAGGGACATCTTCCAGTAGATAATTGTTGTAGATGTGTGTCTAACCATTTATCTATTTTCTCAACATCCATTACCACCAACCTGCGGCTACTCCATATCCAAATATATTAACACATACGAACCAGCCTGTTATTAACATAACCCAAGCGGCCCCTCTACGATAAGATGCATAGCATTGTGTTGTACTTCCAACAAAAAATGCAGGGTAAACATATAACATATTAGGGTCCTTGGCTGTCAATGCCAGTGTCATACTCGCACCAACTGTAAAAATAAAACTGATAAGTTCAAATGTAAATGCGATCTTATCAGACTTGTAACTATCAATCCAAAAGTTTTTTATCTTTTGCAACACTACACTTTATCCTTACCAACTGTAACGACGAGTGTTTCTAAATCATCAAACTCGTCTGCTACTTTTGCCCAATCTTGTTTATGAGCAACCTTAATGGCTTTGTTGATAAGTGCAGGTTTGATATCAAGTTCTTGTGCAACTGCTTTAACAGTTTCTCTAAGACCTTCTTGTAGGTCTTCTACTTCTCTCATAACGTTTGCGCCTTCGTTAACCAATCTTTCAAGTTTGGCTTTTTCGTCAGCACCGTATGTTCTACTTGACATATATATTCTCCTATATTATGTTAGTAGTATATATTCAACAGACAGCGTTGTCAACAGTTAATGTGACTATGTGTCCAATGTTTCGTCTTTTGATTTGTATGCCCATTGGTCTGTGTGTCCAACTGACCATTTTGGTGTATTTTCAACTGTGTAGTTTTGAGTGCATACTTTGAAGTCTGGAGTCATTTTATCAGGATTAACAAGACTTTGATCTGTAAACACAACTCTATTATTAGGTTGTGCCGCAAATTGTCCGTTATCAAGTTTTATAAAATTAAATGATTTGTGTTCTGGATCATGTTCAGAGAAGTTAGTATCTAAAGAACTGTTATCTCTATGACAAGTGTCAAGGGTAAACATATATTCACCTTTGTGCATTTTACGATCTTTGCCAAAAAATTCACAGTCACAAAGTAAAGGCTTTTTAATAACAGTAATATCGTAATCAAAACAATCCCATATTTGTAATGTGTCTAAAGGAAGTTGATTATCTTTGTCATAATCTTCTTTCCAAACAAATGCACTAATAGGTAGTTTATCATACAATGCTCCGTATTCTGTGAGTAATGTCTCAATATATAATGCTTTAGATTGTATGCTTCTTATTGATATCCAGACACCAGGGGTTAGTTCACCGTGTCCTTTTTGATGATCGTACAGATATTCTTTTTTAACATAAACTTCTGTTGGTGGTAAATTGTGTACTAAAAAGGCCATAGTGTTCCTTGGTTAAGTTAGTACAAGTATTTATCGCTTTTTCTTTTTCCTGCCTGCACAATGAGCCTTTTGAGAGAAGCCTTTTGGATTAGAACAGTTAATACTTTTCTTGTATTTTGCTGTCCATTTTTCTCGGACTATCTCTTTAAATCTCATTTAATAAGGTCACAGGTTTTAGCATTGGCTGTAAGTTCTTCACCCTTTTTGTGTAACCATACATAAGAGTATACAATAGTACCATCTTCTGCTTCACTACACTTTTTGCCAAATTTCATTGCTGGTGGTACAATGTGTCCACTGCATCCAGCCAAGAATAAACCTAATGTGATAATTGCTATAAGTTTCATTTTGTTTTAACGTTCTTCGCTTTACCGCGTCTATTTTTGTTTGGATCTTCTCGACGCTTACGACTTGCGGCTTTTTTACGGCCTTTTTTACCTAAAGCATATGCTTTAGCGGCAGGTAAGCATTTAGGCTTTCCTTCTTTGCTACTGCCTCTTGCACACTGGCCTCTAACTTTTCCATCAGGACCAAAGCGTACCCATTTCTGTTTAAACCATTTTTTAAGATTTTCGTTTAGTTCTACTTCTTCAGAAAACAGCAAGTTACCGCATTTTACACAATAGTCAACGTGTTCACGTTTTACACAATTAGGTACACGTTTTCCGAACATGGTTTTCATGCCCTTCTTTTCGTAGCCTTTCCAGCAACGTGTTCCTTCGTCTATTATGTTGATTAGTTCTCTTAGCCTCATCTTACTTCTTACTGTTGCCCCAGTTCTTTGCGCCTTTCTTACGACACTGAACTAAAGCACCAGAGGCGTAAGCACTTGGCCAAACTTTGTATCTTGCTTTGACTTTATGATAACAAGCATCTTTTTTACCTGCGGCTTCGTCAAACTGTTCCTCAGTGATAGGCTTGTTAATGAAATTTTCTAATACTAATGACTGGTTAGTCTTTTTTTTTGAACTTAAATTTTCTTTAAGTTTATCTTCAAGTGAACTTTTGTAATTCTCTTTTTTCTTTTTACCGCGATCATGTTTATATGCTTCGTCGGTTTGTTTTTCTTTTTTATCTTTGATAGCCTTTTTCATAGGCTCTTTTTTATTGCCGTCTTTATCCATATCTAAAAAATCTGGTTTAGATTTCTTTGCTTCTTGTACTTCATCAAACTTTTGTTCGTAATCCATATGGTGATAAACAGATGCCATATAGTCTGCGGCTTTAGTAATTTTTGATTGCACCCAACCTTCAAGTCCTTCACGCTCTTCAACACCTTTAAGCATTTCGTGCATCTTAATGGAGTACTTGGCAATTTTGTACAGTTCTGCACGTGCCATTTGTACTTCGTGATCTGATTCAGCCTTGTATGCTAAATCTGCTAATCCTTCTTTAAGTTGTTTTGCTTTCATAATAGTATTTACCTTTTTACTGCGGCTCCGCCCATTAAGTTTGCTCCGCCCATATCCAAAGCATTTACCGCTGTACCATCACCTTTTTTCTTTTGTGGTGCTTTAGGTAAACCTTTTGAATCTCTTGGACGCTGTCCATATGCCATACTTGGATTTGCTACTGCGGCAATATTTCCTGCGGCTGTAGCACCTGCTGTAGCGGCTTCTTCAATGCCTGCAAGTTTTCTCATTTCGTTGGCTAAATCTGATACCGGCTTTTCTTGATTAACAGTTGCACCGGATACAATCTTTGCTAATTGTTTTACAGCATCTACTTCTGATGCTTCATTGCTTGTATAACCTTTTTTGGCTCCGTCAACTTTTAATTTATGTAATCTACGACTTATTTCTTTTTTAAGATCATCATCTTTATCTGTGTTTGGATCCATTTGAAGATCTTGAATGGCTTTTTTCTTAGCCATGTAATCTTCTTTATCTCTTGTAGGAGTAGTTCTACTATCTTCAGCCGCTGGTGCTGGAGCACCTCCTGCTTTTTCTGCTTGTTTAACAAGCATCATAAATTTGTTTCTTAAAGTTTGGTCACCAAGTATAGTTGATAATTGTTTTGCAAAAGGAGCAATTTGTTTGCTTAATGTTCCTGTTAATGCACCACCTGACGCAAGTTTATCTAAACCCTTTGCCATTGCCGCACCAGAACCGCTTTTGCCACCCATTTTATTAGCGGCCATTTTAGCACCTTGACCAACTTTTTGTGCTACTTTACCAGCCGCCGCTTTCACTGCACCAGCCGCTTGTGTTGCAGGCTCTTGTTGTTGTGCTAACGGGTTTTCTTCTATGCTTGTTAATTCTCTCAGTTTCATACTACTATTTACCTTTTTTCTTACGTCCGCCCTTCATGTTGGCGCACCAATGATACATTTTTGCACGTTCTCCTGATGCATTTTTAGCCTTCTTACGCAATGATGTTACACTTCCTTTACAACTTGCACCCGCTTTTTTAACCCTTCCAGGTCTACTTTTGCCCTTCTTCTTGCCATCAGCAAAGTTTTCAGAAACTTTATCTTTTACTTCTATATCTGTATCTGGAATTACAATAGCACTTATTTCTTTTTTACCTGCTTTTTTGTGTCCCCAGAATCTATGATGTCCGTCAATAACTTGATAACCATTTTTATACTTTCTTACCCATACTGGCGGCATTTTTTCACCTTTTTCGATTGATGAAATAATATTAGCAAGTTTTGTTGCACTTGCAGGTTGATTCATTTTTTTATCAGGTTCAAAACCTACTAATTTATCAGTTGAAATATTTATAGGTGCTCCTGACGGTTTATAGTCTCCTGGCTCAGCACCATAGTAACTTGGGTCAGTGTATAAGATTATTTTCTTTTTTCCGTCTGCAACGTTTTCTCCAAATGGTCTATTTTTAGCAGACTTATCTTTTTTAATCTGTAATTCAATGCCGGATAATCTTTTATTTAGATCTCGAATTTTTGGCTCAAGATCCTTAATAGTTTGCACGACTTTCTTTAGTTTACTATTTTGTTTATCGTCAACAGCATCGTTATCTTGATCAGTGTCTATTACAGATTTAAGTAATGCATCTAATGGATCCTGTGCGTGTGGATATTTTGCTCTAAGTTGTGCTAAAGCCTGCATTGTCTCAGGGTCAAACCCTCTCATTTCTTCTTTGTCTTTTGCTTCATTGACTAAAGATTCTACATAGTCGTCAATCATTACAACACGAGCCATATCTTTTCCTTGTGTTGCAAGTGCATCATATCTATGATGGCCGTTAACGATTCTGCCTTTGCGATCAACAACAATAGGTGAATAAGTATCTTCACGTACTTTCTTATATTGTTTTATAAGTTTTATAAAATCTCTATCTTTTTGCACAGGCTTAATATTTGCAAGTTTCATTACACCTTGCTTACCGTCAACATCTTTTGATTTAATTTGTGGTGGTGCTTCTCCGTCTGTAGGCTCTGGATCAAAGTTATGATCTTGATAACCACTTACGTCACCTACCTTGTATCCTAAACGTTTTAAGTTTCGAATCATATGTTTTGCTTCTTTTTCTCCACCAAAGAAGTTTAACATTATATCTTGGTCACCCATGTTAGCATCATCTGGATTAGTTGTTGCTATGTTGGCCATGTTACGCCCTAACTTCATAAAGTCGTAATCTGTTGCGTCACTATCTACTGATACACTATTTTTTGGTAAAGGTATAAGGTCGCCTTCATCAACTGGCTTGTCAAAGTAGCCTTTTAAATTTTTTGCAGTTCTTTCAAACTTATGATCTTTGTGTTTAAATCCAACACCGCCTGATGCTTCCCACTTACTAACATTTTGACCAAAGTCATCAATTAGTATGTTTGGAGTTCCGTCTGCTTGTTTTGCATAAGACTGTTTATCTGTTGTAATTATAACTTGCTTCGGAGGAAATGCTGATAAGTTTTTCTTTACCCACTCACGTTTGTGTGGTTCTGCTCTTTCATCATTTGCTAACGGAGCAGATAGAATGTTGTATTCGCCTTTTATATCTTTAATAATACCTAATAATTTATCTGCATTAGGAGTAGGCTTTAAGTTAAGCCAAAAATCTTCTTTGTCTCTAATTGCCTGTAGTGCTTGATCAATGTTTTTTATTTGTTTCCAATCATCAACACCCATCATCTTTGTCCACTCACCAAAGAAGTCAACAAGTACACCGTCCATGTCAACAAATATTTCACTTGCACTTGAAAGTTCTTTTGCTTGTAATTCATTTACTTTACTTTCTTTAGCCATTTTTGTTGCGGTTGCATACATAACTGCTTTTGCATCTTTGCCATAGCGTTTTTTAAAGTCCTTGGAATTCTTTTTCATTCCTTTAACATATTTTTCTTTATCTTTTTCTTCGCCTTTAGTTAATGAACGTTCTTCAACACTTTCTTTTAATTCTGGATGATACAACCAATGAACATTTTTTGCATCTTTGCTTACTGATTTGTTGTCAATTTTTATTTCAATTGGATACTTTTTCTTAGGATCGTTGTACCAATAGTATGAATCATAACTGCCATCAGCATTACTACGTATTACAAGTCCTCTTGTATGATCTTTATCATCTGCTTGTAGTATAATATTTTTTCCATTTGGTAATTTTAAGTCAGCATCAAACTTTACTTTTTTAGTTTCTTTATGTGCAGATTCAGCCATTCCTAAATTAAACAATACATTTGTTTTGGAACCTTTTACTTTTTTAGATAGTGTAGGTGGACGTCCACCTTTGTCTACTTTGTTTCCAAACTTGGCGGCTTGTTTCTTTATTTCGCCAGGACCTACATCAGCAGTTGTATTTTGCTTTGTAATAATACCAACACCAGCGGCTTCTATAACATCACGCCATTTCATTTAGTACGTCCTCTAAATTTTGCAGGCATTCCTAACCAGTAAGGTCTACTAAACCAAAGTTGAAACCATTCTGTATCTCCAGGTTTAATACCTTTTTCTCTTTCAATGCGTTTTTTTTCAGTTCCGGTATGACTTATATTTTCATCAACAGGCTTCAATCCTTGAAAACTATATTCACCTACACCTGCTAATCTTTTTAAAGTATCTAAATCCATTATGCTGTCGCTAAATCTGCTTCTATTTCTTTTTTAATTTGTGCTATTTCTGCATTATCAGGTTTGAAGTCTTTGATAATGTTTGTCATTTCTTTTCTGGATTTACCTTCTTTCTCTGCGGTAGTCAATTCATCATATAATTTTTTACCACCGTATATAGCAATAGCAACGCCCACTGCTGGTAATCCATACTTTAATAATCCTTTTACAATAGGATGATCAATTACGCCTTGAACAAATTCTATTGCATCTGATATCCAACTAATACCTTTCCATGCAACTAATGAGAAACTAATTAACCATTTGTTGTTCCATAAAAATTTTCCAAGTTTTAATATTGTACCACCATATCGAAGTGTTGTTAACACCGCTGGCATTATTTCATCTAAATTTTCATCTTTTTTCTTAGTACCGAAAGCATCATGTCTAAAGGCTTTATCAGTACCAACTTTACTTGCCAATGCTCTACGTCTTTTAATTTTATCTTGTATTGATGGTTCTTCTGGCTCTGGTGGTCTTCTTTTTACTGTATGCTTTTTTCCACTGGTAGTTGCAAAGCCGAATATTTCATTTGTATTTTCATTACCTAAAATACCTTGTAACTTTTCAAACATTTTTTTAGCAAAAGGTTTTGCACTTTTAGTAACATTTGCTTCAAAGGTATCATAGTCACCATCCATTGCCGCTTGACGTAACTTTGTTGCACTTGCACCAGAAGCATCATCTGCTGATGCATCACGTGAAAGTTTCTTTTGATTAATACTATTAAATTGAAAAAAGCCATGTGTGGCTTCTGTTCCATTATATTTTTCTAATAAAGGACGTAATTTATCTTCTCCTTCAAAAATTGTTATATCTGTATATCCTTTTTTGTATAATTCTACAGCAACAGGAAATACATTCTTTGCAAGACTAACATTTATATCTGGAAAACTTTTTTCTGCCCAGTCTAATTTTTCTTGTGGTGATAAAGGATCTGTTGGTAGTTTAGCAGGACGATCAGTTAAGAATAAAAATGCATCTCCTGGTCCTTGTTTAATTGCTTCAACGAGTAAGGCATGACCTCTATGTGCAGGATTCATTCTGCCTAATGCAAAACTTGCTTCTTTAGTAGGTGCTTCGAATAGTTGCCTTAGTAACATTAGTACTCGCCTTCTTTAAATCCATCTGTCTCTTGATCAATTATTGACTGTGCAAGTACCTTTCTTTCATCGGGTGTCATTAAATCATTTTCGGCATAAGGTAAATCATATTTCTTTACATAATGACTTAATCCTTTGTCAACCATAGGCAATACAAATCCCATTACTTTGTTAGCATCGCCTTTGTTATAGCAGTCTTGACACTTTGCCATAGTAGGATAATATAATTGTCTGTAAAAATTAGTATCATCTCTCATGTGGCATAACAAATCACTCGGTACGTCAAATGATGGTTGGTCTTGTTTATCTTTTTTGATTAAATCATCAATGTTCATAATTTACCACTTTCTGCAAGACCAGTAACGTGCTTTTGTTCTTGGTCCTGGATTATCACAATTATGTCTTGCTCTAAAACTCTTTCTTGCACCTGGATTGTTTTTTCTAATACGCATTGATTTACCTTTTACACTGCTACCGCCGTGTCCAAAGTTAACCTTTTTAACGTTTCCTGTTTTAGGATCTTTTACGTATACTTTAAATTTCTTAACATCACCTGCCATAGGTTTGCCAAGTTTAACTTTACGTCCTTGGTACTCTGCTTCATCCATAGGATCGTCATCATCATTGTACCACATAACACCATATGCTTCGTAGAAATCATCATCGTCATCATATGTTTCGTCTATACTTGCATTTGCAAGTGTTTTGATTCTATCAAGTTCGTCAGTGTCTTCATCAACACCAAAACCTACAATATCATCTCCTAAGATCTTTACCGCTTCTGTGCAGGTGTCTTCATCAATTTCTGATACACCCATAAGTTTCATAAATTCTTTTTGCATAGCATCTGTGATAGGTAACATTTTTGAGAATTTTTCTGGATTACGAAACAGTTCATCTTCGGCTTTGTTTCTGTCGCCACCAAACATTTCTACTGCTTTTTCAAATTCGTTGTCTTCAACCCCATCTGTTAAAATGCCTGAGTCTATAAAGCCTCTAAACATACCAGATGGTAGTTCGTCACCGTTGTTGCCTCGATACTTGCTGTATTTGTTATACCAAGCCTCTAATGCTGACTTGTCAACGTGTGCTTCTGCTACATTAGGTTGGTCGACTACATCGAGTCCTGCTTCTTTAAGATATCTTTTAAATTCGCTCATATGATTAACCCTTTATACTGCTAATATAAAGTATTTATCACAGTTTGTCTACTAAAAGTTTATACAGAGATTTCGATATTGAACTTTGAAAACCCTAAATCAAACAGTCTATTTGCTACTCTTTCAGCAACAGCGTTGCTTTCTGCTTCATCTAACTGCTTGTGGGTATCAATTGTAAGCACAGTTTCGCCCTTATCAGACTCATATACTTCATATAATGCTTCAGACTCAGTAAGTGCTTCGTCAGTGCAGTTTAACACTTGTTCAGCAACAATAGAATCTACATCTTCTTGCTTACCTTGCCATACAATATTAATAAAATTTGACATATTGACTCCTAATGATTTAACAAGATGCTGTTAATAGTACCATCTGTATATGTTACTACTGCTCTTATCCATACATAATTACCTGTTACATTAACAATTTTACTTGCAGTTGTGCCTTGTTCAAGATTACTGCTTACGCTGAACCAGTCTGTATCTGCAGGAGCCGTTGCAAGTGAGGCTTGTATATCTATTGTGCCTCTAAAGCCTGTGATATTGTACTGTATTGTGTGTACGCCATCTGCACGACCATAATAGCCGTCACCTTTAAACTTATCACCTGTGATAGTTTCTACAGTGCTATCTCCAGGATGCGTATTTGCTGATAAAATTGTTTCACTACTGCTTGGCATACAACTATTTATCCGATCTATGCTGTTACAGTTTCTGCTTTTTTACTCGGTACTAATTGGATTTTGTTGTTCTTAGTGTCAATATGCAAGTGGCCACCATCTTTTAGTTTTCCGAACAATAGTATCTTACTCAAATCACGTTTGATCTCTTTGTCTATTGTACGTTGCAATGGTCTTGCACCCATCTTCTTGTCAAAGCCAACATCTACAAGGTAATCAATAGTATCATCTGTAATGTCAACAGTAACATTTTTCTCTTTAAGCATATCACGTAATTCAACAAGGAACTTGCCTACAATTTTGATCATTGTATTTTTCTCAAGTTTGCCAAATGCGATAACGCCATCAAGTCTATTACGGAATTCTGGAGCAAAAAACTTCTTAAGTTCTGTGTCTTCGTAATCCATTTCCATATCTTCATTGAAGCCGATAGCATTTTTCTCTGCTTGTTCCGCACCTAAGTTAGTGGTAAGGATCAATACACAATTTTTTGCATCGGCTTCTTTCCCGTTGCTTCCGGTAACTTTTCCATTGTCCATTAATTGTAGTAGAATTTGTGAAACATCTGGGTGTGCTTTTTCTACTTCATCAAGTAGTAATACACAATTAGGATGTTCTTGCAGTTTAGTAATTAACTGTCCTGCACTATCTTCATAACCTACATATCCTGGAGGTGAACCAATTAATTTTGCTACTGAATGTTTTTCTTGATACTCAGACATATCAAAACGTACAAGTTCAACACTTAATTCATTTGCAAGTTGCTTGGCTGTTTCTGTTTTACCTACACCAGTTGGACCCATAAACACAAACGCACCTACTGGTTTGTTATCTGGTTTAAGTCCTGCTTGTGCTACAAGGATTTTGTCTACAATCTCATCAATCGCTTTGTCTTGTCCATAAACTTGTTTCTTAAGATTATTTTCAAGATGTGCAAGATTGCTTGATTCTTTTTGTGATATTTGCTCTGGCGGAAGTTTAATTGCTTTTGCAAGTTCAAATTCTACTTCTGCTTTGCCTACAATTTTGTCTCCTTTAACTTTTTTCAAATTAAAGCGTGAACAAGCAAGATCAAGTAAATCAATTGCTTTGTCTGGTAATTTTTTATCTGCCATATATTTCACACTTAATTTAATTGCGGCATCAATTGCTTCTTCTGTAATAGTTGTACTATGATAATCTTCATAATACTTTTTAATACCAAGTAAAATATCTTTTGTAACTTCTTTGCTTGGCTCTGTAACACTAACACGTTGAAATCTACGCATCAATGCTCTGTCTTTTTCAAAATACTTTCTATATTCTTCCCATGTTGTACTTGCAACAACTTTAATATCACCTTTACCAAGTGCTGGCTTTAACATATTAGCAAGATCATTTGCACTATTAGAACCACCACCTGCACCTGCACCATTTATCATATGTGCTTCGTCGATGAATACTACTGTTTTACCTTGCTTTTTAATTGCCTGCATAACAAGTTTGAAACGTTCTTCAAAGTCGCCTCTGTATTTAGAACCTGCTAACATGGCACTTACGTCAAGATTATATACACTATATTCTTGTAAAAATTCTGGAACTGTTTTGTTAACAATATTAAATGCAAGTCCTTCAGCAATAGCAGTTTTACCTACACCAGGATCGCCTACAAGTAATACATTGTTTTTAGTTCTACGTCCAAGTGCAAGAGCAATGCTTTCAAGTTCTTCTGCTCTGCCAATAACGGGATCAATTTTATTTTGTTCAACTTCTTTGTTTAAATTTGTTGTATACTCACGTAAGGCTTTTTGTGCGACTGCTTTCATTTCTTCGTCGTCTGCCCAAGTATCAATCTCACTGTTTAAGTATTCTGCAAATCCTTCTTTTGTAAGTCCTGCTTTTTGAATATGGTAATATGACCAAGACTTTTTCTCATTCATGATACTTAAGAACACATCTGTTATCTCAATATGATGTCTACCACTGAACAAAACTTGTGTAAATGCTCTATTAAGAACACGTTCTACAGTAGCAGTCTTTTTAGGCTTGTATTTTTTAGCCATTTCTGGTGTTAACGTAATATCTTGTAAGTCTGCTTTTAAATAATGCTCAATATTCTTTTTAATAAACTCAGGATCTACTCCTGTGCCTTCAACAATTTTACAGAACTTTTCAGAACATAGCATTGCAAATAGCAAATGCTCAAGAGTCACATACTCGTGATTTAACTTCTTAGCATCTCCTGTTGCTTTATCAAATACTGCTTGTAAATCGTCACTTGGTTCAACCATATGTTATTACACCTTTATATCTTTTCATTAATTTTGCTTGTTTCTTCTTTGCCATATCTATTTTAATTTTACTTACACGGTCTGTATAATTAATACCATATAAGTGATCAAACTCATGTTGAAATATTCTTGCATTCCAACCTGTAAACTCTATTGTACATTCTTTTCCTGTAGAGTCAAGAAAAGATGCTACCAAAGCCTCGGCACGTTTTACCTTAAAGTATAGTAATGGAAAACTTAAACACCCTTCTTCTCCTAAAACAGTTTGTTCAGATACCTTTTCAATCTTAGGATTGATTACTGCAAAAGGTTTATCATCATAACCTTCAAGTTTTTCAGGAGATAAAACAAAAATTTGTGCATCAAGTCCTACTTGATTTGCACTTAGACCAACACCATGTTCTTTTAACATGATAGCAATCATTTCCTCTTCAATTTTTTTAGCATCTAACTTATCAAAATCAAATGGTTGAACTTTCTTTTCTAACCATTCATTTGGATGATATACTAATTTCATTTCTTTAACTTCCTTATTACTTCGCGTTCTTCTTGTGTAAGATTCTTTGGAATCACACCGTTAATTTTTAAGTAAACATTTCCTGAAGATCCAGTGTTATAGTCGGGTAAGCCTTGTCCGTTTATGCTCATTACTGTGCCTGGTTGTGTGCCTTGTGGTATGTTAATACTTATAGTTCTACCTGAGGGCAAGGTTAAGTTTGTGGTAGTTCCTAATATCAAATCATATACATTTATAGATTTTTGAGTATGTAAATTCAAATGATCAATATCAAAATTTGGATCACGTAAAATTCTAACTCTAACATTTAAATTTCCTGCAGGTATATTTGGAATACTATTATCCCCTAAGCCTTGGTACCTAATTGTGTCACCTTGCCTTGCACCTTTGGGTACATCAATATTTACTGTACGTTCTTGTCCGCTATGTGTTCTGAATGTTGCAATTACTCCCTTTCCAGTATAAACTTCAGCAAGTGTAATATCACAATTGATTGTTATATCTGCATTTTGTTGATGTCGCGGACCTCTCCGTCCACCAAAGCCTCCTCCAAAAAATGTAGAAAACAAATCTCCCATATCACCATCAAAATGGAATTGAGTTCCTCCACCTTGGAATGGATTTGCTTGTTGTGGATCAGCAGTACCATATTGGTCATACATTTGTTTCTTTTGGGGATCGGATAAAACTTGATATGCTTCGTTTAATTGGGTAAATTTTTTATGGTCACCACCTTTGTCAGGGTGATGCTTTGCCGCTTGTTTTCGGAAAGCAGTTTTTATATCTTTATCTGATGCGTTACGTGAAACGCCTAAAAGGTCGTAATAATCCATAGCAGTATTATATACTTATTTCAGGCGTTTGTCAATGATTATTTGTCTGACTTCTTAGATGTACCTGTGTAAAGACCAAACCATGCCGCGCCAGCACCAACTACAATACTAATCAAACCACTTTGTTCCATTGTAGGTGCCGCCAAGTTCATATACCAAATTACACATTTGTATAACAATATGATGTAAACTGTTAAAAACAATCTTGGAAAAATTCTCCAAGCATCAACTGCCTTTGCTAAATGGATAAGTCCTTGATAAGGATTCTGCGAACTATCTGTAGTTGTTGTATCAACTTCAAGATCGATTTGTACACTCTTTTTAACTGGATCACTCATTATTTTTTACCCTCAAGTTTTTTAAGACGACTTTCAAGTTCGTCTATCTTCTTAGTCACGTATGGATACTTTTTACGCCAAGCATCTTTGTCCTGTTTAAACCAAGTCCAACCCCAACGTTCGACTAAAAAGTCTACAGTGAGATCAAATTTAGCATATAGCCATAGTCCCAATCGTGTGCTTTTGAAATATGTTGAAAATGCTAATCCAAACAATGACCCTACTAATGCTGTGTAGATCCACAGTCTATCAGTTGCCATTCTTTCAATCATTTCCCACATAATTTTCGCCCTTCTTTATTATGTAAGTATTTATCTATATATTAGAAAGAACAGGATAGTTCACCCTTGGGTTTGTAGTTTTCTCTTTTGTTAAGATCTTCTATAGTGTTTGCTTCAACGTCAACTCCAGGCTTAATTTTGCAGTTATTTTTAGCAGAACATGAGGCCAGAACGATCGCTACTGACAATATGGTTAGTATCCTAAACATATTATCTTATTTTGTTTGGTCGCTTTCGTAATATTCTTTGTATTGATCAATAACCTGACGTTGCTTGATCATGTATGCACGGATCTGTGCAAAGTTTTTAGAAAGAAATTCGTAATCTTTATCGCTTAAACCAAATAGCACAGGGTCTTTACCTTCTTCTTTTAGTTTAGCAAATACTTCATCTGCATTTTCGCTTGTAATGATTACCCATTTCAAAGGTTCCATCTTAACCGCTTCTGGATATGGCAAGTTCAAATTTTCTCTTGGAACTTCTTGTTCAAAGATTTTTAATTCTTTCACAGTAGAACACCCACTCACTGCTATAGCAAGTAAGGCAATAATTAATATTTTACTCATACGGTACATAATTTGGATTTGCTATACTCGGACATTCAGAATTAATTTCTGATTTCAGTGTAGCATTTATTTCCTTCTCTGTTAGTTCTGCTCCCATAGCAATTTCTACACATCTCATTGCTTTCTTGGTAGCATTGTTTATAACACGTTCTACTGACTCTGATCTTTTTACAGCAAGATCACCTAAGTCTCTTACTTCACCACGACCATTTATTTTATTAAAACGTTTGTCCAGAGCGGCAAACTCTGCGGCAAGCGTTTTATTTGTTTTTTCAAGTTCTTTGTTTGCGGCCAATATTGCTTTGAAGTCATTTGCCTGTTGTTCTATCACAGCCTTTTGACTTTCAACACTTTTTTCTAACTTTAAATTGTTTGCTTCTGATGTAGCCAAGTCTGCTTTAAGATTCTTAACATACACAAAGCCACCGCCGGCACCTGCCAACATAATTAAAACCATTGCTATTTTAATTGATCCAAACATTATGCTTCTACCAGTTTAATAAAGTCGCCAACTGTTTTTACGTTTGCTTCGTCTTCACTTGAAATAGTTTTGCCTGTTGCTTCTTGTATCGCAACTGCTAACTCAATAATATCAAACTCGTCTGCACCTAAGTCATCTATCAAAGATGCTTCTGGTACTACCTTAGATACATCAACGTCTAAATGTTCTGCAATGGCTTTAACGACTTTTTCCATTATCTTCTTCCTTGTTTGCAAACTTCGATGGTAATTGGCTTACCATCTCCGTCAAGCATTTCCTTAAAAAGAGGTCCTTCGTGATATTCGTGTCCACAGTTAGAACAGCCTACTTGGCCATTCCCAACGCTGTGTCCTTCGTTTCTGTTACTCTGCGTGTCCATCCTCTACCAAATGTTTTAAATGTTGATAATGACTCATAGTAATCTTGGCGAATCTGTTGGTAGTCTTCGATTGCTTTTGCAACACCATGTGTTTCTACATAGCCTTTTGTTTTTGCAATAGTGTTTGGTCCAATCCAACCATCTACTTTTGATCCTGCCATTTGTTGTAAGAATTTAGTTGCTCTATGTCTACCTGCATTTACACACATATCAAAGACACATAAGTCTAAACCTGCTGGAATTTCATCTGCCATGATAGCAGTCCAGTAATTCTTTTTGTAAATTGGAGTAACATCTTCAACTGTTAACTCTTTAATTTTATCTTTAGTAACTACTTTACCTACCCAATCTTCGTAAGTTTGTTTTGTAACGCCCATATTAGTAGCACCACCTGGGTCTTTTGGATGATCTACATAACCACCTTCATGATGAAGGATAATTTCTAAGCACTTCTTAAAGTTCTCTGTTGCCATTTTTAATAACCTCTTTTTAATATTAAACTGTGGCCTTCGTTTTCAAGCACTATCTTCTTACCATATTTTGTAATATTGTAATCACCTAAGTACTTTGTCAAGTAAATGACCTCAGCGAAGCCGTTAACATCTAACGCTTCATTGATATTTATCTCCTCATTAGCGCCAAAGTCGATAACTTTGAATACTACTGGATCCTTATATTTATTTTGGATTTTCAAAGTGCTTTCATCTAACATTTCGATACTATCAGCATAACTTTTGTTAAAAAAGTTTTTGTAGTTGTCCATATGTGATTCTGTAACTCTGATGTCATATGCTTCTTTGTCTGTAGGAATCATTTCTGCTAAATTACTGTCTGATGCATCATGACTCTTGAAACTTTTATAGTATCTAAATTTCATACCATCTAAGCCTGCTATTTTTTGAATGCCGTCAATCATTTCATAAATGTTCATTGGACTGTCTTTTGTTCTTTCTATTTCAACAAATACTTTATACATACCGTCTGATTGTTCACCAGCAGTTGCATCAGCATCTAAAACAAAAGGGTAACCTTTTTCTAAAAAGTTTTCTAAGTCTTTAGCACTTGATTCATTTTTTGTGGAAAAACTTAAAACACAAATGTCTTGATCTTTTCCCATTTTTGATTTGTAAGAATCTATTTCAAAAATTCTATCTACGAGGTGTTTTAAATCGTCTTTGCGTAAACCCATTATACTGCTCCTTCTGCTGGAACTTCTGCACCTGCTCCTACACCTGGTTCAACACCTGCTTCTGCTGGTTGTGCTTCTGGTGTTGGTGCTTGTTCTGCACCTGGCTCAGTAGTTAAGTCTAACATTTCATTGTAGCCACTATAGATATCTACAATTAATTTCTTCGGCATCATGATTTCAACAATCCAAATAGGTTCTCTATCAAGTTTACCTTTTTTAGTGCCGGGTCTAATATCACCTGGTTGTTTAATTTTACGTGGTTTTAGGATATAATCTTTTTTGTATGTTACTTTACAATCGTAATCAAGTAATCTCTTCCCGCCCATTGGATCAGGCATATTGTCTCTTTCCCACATAAATTGACAAATTACCCAATGACGCTTAATTTGCGGGCCTGCAACTAATTCGCCATCTTCCCAGTTATCATAAACGTATAAATCTAACTCATCAAGTACACGTTCAAAGTCTTTAAGCACTGTAAAAGCGGTATCGCTTTCGTAAATGCCTTGCACGTTTTTAATAACTTCGACTACATCTTTCATATTAGTATCCAATCTTATACACTTATTTATCCGGTTTACGTTTATAAGTTAGCAGTTTTGTCATGAAGGTAACCTGCTAAATATTTTTGTAGAACGCAGAAGATATAGCGTCTACGCTATGTTAATGCAGTATCTACGGTACTTATATAATCCAGATAGGAGGACTGCATGGGTGCAAAACGAAGTGCTCGGAAGAGCAAACACTACAATAGCAATATTGTGGAAATCAACAAGTTTCTTCCTCAGAAGAAAAAAGAAGTCAAAATCCTTCCAAGAAATATTAATCAAGAAACATACGTGTTACAACTGTTAGACTCTAAGAAAGACATAGTCTTTGGCATAGGGCCGGCAGGAACAGGTAAAACTCTGTTGGCCGTACAAGTCGCGATTAAACAATTCAAAGAAGGTAATGTCGATAAAATTATCGTCACAAGACCCGCCGTAAGTGCGGACGAAGATTTAGGTTTTTTACCTGGTACATTAGAAGAAAAAATGGCACCTTGGACAAGACCTATTTTTGATGTCCTTAAAGAGTATTTTACAGCACATGAAATTTCAGGTATGATACAAGAAGGTGTAATAGAAATTGCACCACTTGCATATATGCGTGGAAGAACGTTTAAGAGAGCGTTTATCATTGCTGATGAAATGCAAAATGCTACACAAAATCAAATGAAGATGTTACTTACTCGTTTAGGTATTGGTTCAGCAATGGCTGTAACAGGCGATTTGAATCAAGCAGATAGATTACGTGATAATGGCTTAATTGATTTTTGTAGACACTTAGATAATAAAGGTGGTGCTCACAGGATCGATGTTGTCGAGTTTACAAAAGGAGATATTGAACGACACGATGCAGTCAAAGAAGTATTAGAAATTTATGGAGATGTAGTTTAACTACAAGGTAAGTCGGTGTCTTTAGCATCGACTCTATAAAGTTTCTTTTGCTTTACCCACTTGATCCAGCCTGCAAAGGTCATACTATGTAGGCTGGACACAGCCCAATGACGCTTCATTACTGTTTCTGACATTTCTTGTGTTAGTGCAGTAGTTACTTCTCGTTTGAAAGGTACAACTTGCACAATAGGTTCACCCATCTTTATAATTGTAGGCTTGATTTCTTTTAGCATAATGTTGATAGGACTTTGTGGTGCTCCAGTATCATGATCAATTACACCTGGGACTGCTTCCCAGTTTCTTCCTTCGCTATGATAATACATAGGCAAATATAAAGTACTGTATCCTTTAGGTTGCCATGTAAACCATGGATTGTCTAATTTAACAGCACCTCTTACACTAAATTTACCTGCCATAAATCCGTCTAATTGTTCTTCAGGATGATATGCATCATTATATTCAGGTGAAGAATATCTTGTTTCTATATGATTGCCATCGGGTGTTGGTGTTATTTCTATATCACACCAAGCAGGAATAACAAATCCCATGCTCATATAATCAGTTATACCAGGACATGAACGTATTGTTTTCTTACTATCGATGTTATGTTTCTCTTTACCATCTTCAAAGTAAGGACTCATCTTTTTAAATTTTTCAGGAAAGAATTTACCAGCAGGTTGGATTGGTGCATACTTACGCACACCCCAATTATTACAGGCAAAACTAATTGCATATTTTTTCTTTCCGAACATATTTTTAATTATTGGAATCATATTTTGGTTAACTAATATCTGACTTGAAATCGTCCATCAATGGAAATATTTGTGCAATTACTTTTGCACAGGCATGAGCAATTTCCATATGTTCTTTTTGTGTTCCATTTGCACCACGTAATTCAATGTAATGCACCCAAGAACGTAAAGTTCCATTCATATATAATCTTGTTTTTGTAAGTCCTTCGGGTAACACAACACGAGCCTGTTCTTTAGCAATACCTTTTTGGATTGCCCAATCATATGCTTCTTTACAAGTTTCAATAACTTTCTTTTGATAGTGACCCCAATCCATCTCTAATTGTGTATCTTGCACTTCAATACTATTTTGTCTGTTCTTTTTATCTTGTAATCTTGGTTCTCTGTATGTAAAAGCATTTTCCATGTCTTGTGGATTTGCATATCGTTGACTGAACTCTTGGAAACTAAAACTTCTGTGTCTTACTATTTGATGTGCAATGTCTCTTGTGGTGTCTATTTCAAGACAAGCACTTACCATTTCAAGTGGAGACCAGTGAGCGTGTTTAATCAAATACTTAATTAATTTTGCACTTGTTTCTCTGTTTACTTGTGCTGATGGATTACTTACTCTTGCACAATAGGCAATCAAGTCTTGTGCATCTTTTAAGTAAGATGCTGTTAAGCCTTCAACTGGTTGTGAATAACTTACTAATTTTACATTTGTCATTGCTGTTCTCCTGCTTTATTGACTGTGCAACTAATGTTGCCTGATACTGCTACTCTATCGTGTGTGCATTGTTGTATAGGGACACTATGGCTTACAATACCTGGAAAAATAACCATTA